TTTGATCAAAGACTAAATCAGGAAGTTTCTGATAGACAATCTGCGGTTGATTCATTAGCGGTTACAATCGGCCAAGAAATCACCACGACCGCTACATCTTTAATGGGCACGATTAGTGCAGTTAATGAAAGCCTTTTACAAGAAGTTACTGATCGTCAAGCCGGTGATTCTGCTTTGCAAAGCGAAGTAGATGCCCTTGAAGCTGCACTTGCACAAGAACAATCTGCAAGAGAAGCAGCAGACGTAGCTCTAGACGCTCGACTCGACTCGATCGAAGCAGCGCCGCACATTGAAGGTCGCAAGGAAGTGAAGACATTAGGCGCAGGCGACCTGGCTTACGTCGACATGGCTGGATTGGCTCTCGACAATACGATGATGGTTATCACAGGCGGTATCGTTCACCATGAGGGCGAGTCTTATACGCTCAGCACTCAAGGCAGCGTGACTCGTTTGACCTTCGCAGGTGATCTTGCTTCTGGTGGTCTAAACCCACTGGCTGAAGGCGACAAAGTCTACTGTCAATACTTGGTTAACGCAGCGGCTGGACAGTCTGGCGGCGGTGGAACAGGTGGCGGAGTAGATAACACACCGCACACTTATACTATTGGTGATGTAAGGTTCTACAATCTCCAGGATGGAATTGGTGAGCCATCAACTGTTGATTTATATATTGAATGGAACGGTAGCCATAATGATATCGAAGAGATGAAGGTCTATCGATTTATAACTGGTCAGGGATTTGTTGAACAAGCAACTATACCTTCTCCAAATTATGGTGGGCTGTGGGTTTATGGAATAACGCGACCAGCTTACGGTGCGACTGGAAACGAGCTGCTCTGTAAAATTGAACTGCTGAGAAGCGGTTTAGTTGATGCAGATAAATATGTGAATCTTCCAGCTTTAACTGTTGATGGACAATAATCTTTAACCTGGTTGGGAGCTTTCGGGCTCCCTGCCATCTAAAAAAATCCAAAGCTTACGGGGGCCAATGCATGGCTCCCGTTTGCATTTTCAAGTGGCCTCGCCGTTTTATTTGTCAAATTGATCTTGAATTAATGGCCATGATCATAAAAAATCAAAAGCATGGTAACCATATTTCATGGGTCGCTCATGGATCGAGCGCCTAAGTTTCAGGGAGGAAACACCACATGAAAATCAAATTTGCAAAGGCCGCTTGGCCAGGACAAGATCACGTCGTTCTTCAATGCGAGCATGGCGCTGACAATGATCACCTCTACACCAAACACTTGACCGTCGGCGAAGTCGTCACGGTCGACGATGACCTTGGCTACAAGCTTTTAAGCCAGTACAAGGGCGTTCTTGAGTTGGTGGCAGACGACAAGCTTTTAAAAATGGTCGCAAAAAAATAAGGCGGACTTGCCGTGGCATTAAACGCGAATGCTTTGACCTCGGTCGCCGTGGCCAAGGATCATCTCGGTATACCAGCCTCTGACACGTCGCAAGATGGGCGTGTGGAGAGGTTTATCAACGTCTGCTCGGACCGAATTGCCAACTACTGCAACCGCCAGCTCACGAGTGGTGCGGTGACGGAAAAGGTCCACGGCGGCATGAATAATATGCTCATGCTGAAAGAGTGGCCTGTCACGTCCATTCAAAGCGTATCGGTTGATCTCAGTGGCCAATTTTCCGAAGACACCGTTATTGAACCCACTCGATACCGCATCATTGATGACGGCACCGTGGTTTATGATTCGGTGTTTCCTTACGGCTACGGCAACGTGCAGGTCATCTATACGGCAGGCTACGCCACCGTGCCGGCTGACCTTGAAATGGCTTGTTTGCTCTTTGTCGAGTGGCTCTACCGCTTCAGGAATACCGGCAGCATTGGCCGCTCGGCGATCTCCAAAGGAGATGAATCGACGACCATCTTGCAAGACATCCCAGGCATCATCAAGTCAATGATTGATCCTTTCAGGCGCACAGAGTTTACGGTTCCAGACCGCCCCGCTAGGAACGTCTAGCCATGGCGCAAAGGCCCATCCAAGCCGACGTGCAAAGGATTTTAAACCGCCTCGAAGGCATGTGGCGGGCGTGGGAGCCCGGGAGCGCCGAGTTTAAGCGGGCCTTTTACCTGATTGGTGAGCGCCTTAAAACGCAGGCTAAGCTTAACGCTCGGGCTCTACGGATTGTCAACACGGGCCGCCTCATCAATAGCATCTCCTATATGCCGGCCGACAACGGCATCATCTTTGGTGTGTTCGGTGCAGGCTACGCCAAATGGCATGAGTACGGCTCTGAGTGGACCGAAAAAAATAAACGCGCCATGTTTTATTACATGCGAAAGACCGGCCAAAAACCGCAGCCATCTAAAGGCGTGGTCCGAGGGGGTCGCATGATGGCCAGGCCGTTTGTTAATCCGGCCATCGATAAAAACAGGGAATTCATCATTGATCAGATTCGCTTGATAGGTAAAAAATGACGATGACCAGCAAAAAAAGAGCGATCTCAGAAGCCATCCTTTCAAAGCTCGACGGCGTGACAGGCGTCAAGACGAAATCGTTTGACCGCGTGCGGTTATACTCGTCTGACTTTCAAGACCACGAGCTTCCGGCTATTCAAATCATCGACGTCGACGAGCAGGTGACCCATGAAATGTCTCGGGCTAAAAAGGCTTGGAGGCTTGGGCTTGAGATCATCATGAAGCCTAACGAGTTTGGAGACGTCAGCCAAAAAGACCTCTGGGACATGCAATACACGGTCGAAAGGGCTCTTTTTGCAGACCCAAATCTGTCGATTCCTGGGGTCATTCATTTGCAGTACCTTGCGGCGACGACGGACCTGCATTTATTAGAGCCTTATTATTATTGCCGCCTAGAGCTCTTATGCCAGTACTACGAGCCCCTGGTCAGGGATCTTTAGCGGGGGCCTGGTGTCAAAGTTCGGGGCACGCCCATGGGCACAGTTAAACTATCGGTGAAGTCAGGACGACTTACAATATTACCAACGCCAGGAGGGCGAACATGGCTAAGAACTACGCGGCGCTATACGCGTCCAGCAATGATTCCTATGCAATCGAGCAGGCAGTTTACGTTAAACAAGAGGCCAGTCGCGGTCAGTTGATTGCCCCTCAAGCAACAGACTTTCTTTATACGCTTAGTGGCGGTGGGCTTTCACATAGCCAACCGTTTGATCTGTCACCGCACCGCTCGGGACGTCACGCCAATAACGTGATCAAAAAGAAAAAAGAGTGCTCGTGGTCTTTGTCCACTTACTTCAATATCGACGAAACCCTTGCCAACCCTGACGCTGCCGAAGTTGATGGGCCGGTTCGTCTTTTGTACAAATCCCTTCTCGGTGCCGAAGACGCGACGGCAGGCTTGATCTATGATTCAAGCACAGCACCTGATGTGACGTTCTCCATTTTTGAAATCGGCGACAAGTGGGCGAAGCAAGGTCGTGGTTGTTTTGTCGAGTCTAACGCCATGAGCTTTCCCGGTGACGGCGAGGCCAAGTGTGACTGGGCTGGCAATGCAGCTGAGGCCATTATGGTCGGCATTGGTAAGTCCACCAGTGCGCCGGTTGGAAAGACCATCACCGTGCAGACGGGTGAAGGGAAATTTTTCCCCGTGGGCTCCATGGTTATGATCTTAAAATCTGACGGTTCAACTCGTTCAGCTGACACGGCCGCTGGATCTGCTCGCGTCGTGACGGCTGTTTCCGGAGACATGGTGACCCTGTCTGGAGCAGACCTGGCGGACGCCGATGGTTCAAGCTCTCCTGTGTACCTTTGCTACTACGAGCCGGCCACGAAATCTGGGATTGATAACCCTGTGACAGGCCTTAAAGGCTCGATCACCATTCCAAGCCTTGGAGGCTCTCAGGCGTTTCGCATGGCTAAGATCGACGTTAAAAACTCTCACGAGCTTTACAACTACGGCTTTGGAACCGACGCCTTGTCTGGTCCGATCTTTACGCCGGGCTCGCGCGTCACGGTCGACGTGTCGGTTGAGATGAACCTGGGCGCCAACACCCTGAAGTTTTTAAACGCCGTCCAGCAGTTTGAGGCGCAGGCTTGTACGATCGTTTTAGGCGACGCTGCAAAACGTCACCTCCAGGTTCTCGTGCCGAAAATTCTATTTAAAGTACCTGCCGTCACGGTTCCAGACACCGGATCAATTCCAGTGACGTTTGAAGGGACAGCGCTTCAAACTTCCCTTGACGCTGCCGATGAGCTGAAAGTAAAGTTTATATAAGACAAGCACCCCTCGTCTTAACCATCTTTAAGCCCTGGCCTTGCTGGGGCTTATTGATTTCAAATCAAGGTTCATTTTTTTCTAGGAAGGAAAAAACATGGCACTACAACTCCCATCCCTGTCTGAAACCATCGACGTTATCGCGCGCATCGACTCGGCCATTGCAAAAACTGGAGAAGACTCCTACGACAAGTACCTGGAGACGGGCGACGAGTCTCACCTGATCTTTACCGATGGCGAAGAGCCGACAAGGTTTACGCTGCGCAAAGTGCTTCCCTATAACCTGTCGCAAAAAGTCCAGTCTGAGATGGTTAAAATGACCGGAGGCGGCGAGGTGAATGTTTCGATGACCTTTATCGCTGAAGAGGTGCGGTGCTCTCTCGTAGGCATTAAAAACCCTGCGTCGTTGCCTGCGGATAAGCAGATCAAATTTGAACGAGACGGCGACGGCGGCGCAAGCAAAGACCTTATGGCCCAGCTCGTCGGCTGCGGCGTAGCTATGAACTTGTTTACGGCCAAAAAATCTCGTGAGACGGCAAAAAAAAATCCATAACTGAAAAGATCATCGCCCTTCTTGAGCTTTCCACGGCTGACCACGGGAGGCTTAAAAAAGAGGGGCGGTCTTTTAACTGCGCCAATTGCCCGGAGCGCGTCCAGACGTTAAGGCGATGCCGTGAGGACCGCGATGATTTTACCGAAGCTGACGGCTCGGTGTGGCCTATGGTGATCAGCCCAGGCGGCACGCAGTTTGGTTTTTGTCCGGCCAAAGCCTCGTGGGATCAAGAAGCGATGGGTTTGTTCCGTATTTTGGTGCTTGCGGCTGAAACTGGCACAATGTACGAGGCGGGTGGCCTGACGGATCAACCGGACTGGTTCATTGAACTGGCATCGTGGTTTGTGCCCCTCTACAAGCAGCGCAAGCTTGCGGCGATTGCCAACGCGTTTTTAGGTGACGGAACCAAGCTCGGAGGCCACTGATGGCTGTCTCAAAAGATGACCTCTTAATTAAGATACAAGCCGACACGGCCAATGCGACGGCCAGCATCTCTGCGCTTAATAAGTCGATAATTGACCTGTCGTCAAAGTTTGACCAGTTAAACAAGGCGGCACTCAACACCGAAAAAACCGTCAACGGCTTTGGTATGACGGCCATGTACCTCAACCAGAGTTTAGAGCTCGCCAAGAAAGCATTTGAAACCGTCAAAAAGGTTTTAGATTCGACTGTTTTTAAATTTCTTGAGGGTGAAGAGCACACCAAACGCTTGAGCAATGCTTTAAGGTTGATGGGTAGTACATCGGTTCGCTCGACGACAGAGCATTTTAAAAATCTTGCCGAAGAAATGACAAACCTCACTGGCGTACAAGATGAAACCGTTCAAGACATGGCGCGCCTTGGTGTGACCATGGGGCTTAATACAGATCAGATTGACCGATACATCAGGGCGGCTGCGGATGCTTCAGCGGCAACAGGCGTCGATATGCTGACGGCTTTTAACGACATCACGGCATCCTTGCGCGGAAACACAAGGTCTCTGGCAGCCTATATACCCGTTATAAAAAACTTTACCGAAGAGCAAGCCAAGGCTGGAAAAGCGGCTGACTATTTTGCTGAGAGGATGTCAGGATTTGCTGAGGCCAACGCCGATAGCTTTAGCGTCACCATGAAAAAGAACGCCGTTGCACTCGAGGATTTGCAAAAAGCTATTGGTTCTGTCGTGGCAGATATTTTTAGCATTGGAAAAGGACAAAACGTTATAGGCGAAGTTCTCACGTCAGCAAAAAACCTTGTGCAAGAATATCACGATGAACTCGTAGAAATTGGAAAATCAATAATAGATTTCTTTGAACGAGTTGCTTCTCTGGTTATTGCGGCTGTTTCAGGCATTGTTATGACAATTACAGGTAGTTTGGCCGGACTGTCTGAGGCAGTTGGGTTTAAAGACTTTGCAGACAAAATGACGCAAAAGGCAAAAGAATCTGCCGCCATTATGGTTGAGGCGTCAAAAGATTTATTTTCGTTTAAAGCATCACCTAAAACAGAGGGAAAACCGTCTGAAGAAGGTCCAAAACGCAAACCAATCGCAAGCCCCGTAGATCCAAAAATAACCGCCCAGGCAGCTGAGTACCAAAAAGCTTTAAGCGAAATTCAAAAGAAAACAGACGAGCTTAAATTATCTGCTCGTGAGTCAGGAATGACTCAGCTTGAGATACTGGACGAACAGCTCCAGATGATTAATAAAGTCATCGATGCCAAGGAAAAAGAAATACAAGCCAATATTGAAGCAGGTAAATATTCAAAAAAACAAGGTGCAGATCTAATAGCGGCTCTTGAGGATCAGCGTAAAGCTGCCGGGGAAGATATCGATTCAAAAAAAGAACAGGCCCCTGGGCAAGAGTATGAGCAGGCCATCATTGCCGGAAAATCGATGACCAACGATATTACCAAGGCCTTTCAAACCGGGACCATGGGCATGGTGACAGGCATGCTTGGTGCGGTTGATGCTTTTGTAGGTGCGGCCCAGGCGGTGGTTGATTTTATCCCTGGCCTTTTAGACAAGATTGCAAACTTATTTAACTCGCTGACGGATCTTCCAAACAAAATACTGTCTAGTTTTGGGAAAATTTTGGATTCCATTTTAAATTTGATAACTAATTTTATTCCAAACATCATCAAAGACGTGCCTAAGCTTGTTTCGTCTTTTATAAAGTTTTTGGTTGTAGGCCTTCCCAATGCGATTTCTGGTTTGATTGACTCGCTTCCGGATCTTTTGACTGGATTTATGGATTCAATACCTGAAATTGTGATGACATTCGTCAACGGATTTTTAACATCAATCCCAAAAATAGTTGTCTCTTTGATTCAATTTATCGTTTTTGGAATTCCAAAGATTATCGTAGGTTTTGTAAAAGCAATGCCTGCCATTTGGAAGGCTTTTATAAACGGCCTAGTCACTGGATTTAAAGAGTTAGGAAAAATTTTTGGAGGAACGTTTAAACCAAAGATCGAGATGCCGAAATTTAGCGGGATTGGCGATGACATAAAGAAATTGACCGGAGCATCGTCAGACCTTTTCAACGTCAAGGATTTGACGTCTGGAATTTTAGATAGCGCTAAGACGCAATCAGATCAATTCGCTCAGTCAATCAAAGACGGCATGCAGTGGGCCATCGATCAACTTGTGAAAGCGTGGAGATGGATCTACGACATGCTTATCATGCCTATTGTCAACGCGTTTAAAGCAGTATTTAGCTGGTTTACCGATGGGATTAATAACATCTTCAACGGTCTAGGTAAAATATTCAGCAACATTGTTGATTTGATCAAGCCAGTTTTTGATCTATTTGTTAACGCGTTCAAGGGGGCCGTAGAAATATTAAAACCCATTGGCGATTTATTTAAGCAAGCCGTCGATACACTTCAGTCGGTGTTTTCTCCATTTATAGACGCCATAAATAAGTTGATGGGGTGGAGCCCGTCCGGTGGAAAAGGCGGTGGTTCAGGAGTCATCTCAGAGGGAGCTAAAAACGTCGGCGATGTTTTCACTGGAAAGAAAAAAATATTTTCATTAGGAGGACCTGTTTACGCCTCGACCGGAATGCTTATGAACCCAGTGGGAACCGACACCATCCCGGCCATGCTATCGCCTGGTGAATTTGTCATGTCGGCGGGTGCGGTAAAAAACCTTGGCCTAGACGCCATGCGAAACATCAATGCTGGTAAATCACCGGCATCGTCTGCTGTCTATAACAATGAATTCAACATCAAGATCGACTCTAAAGGGAACGTGGACGAGGCGTTTATTAGAAATCGTCTGATGTCAGTTATTAAAGATGAGCTGCGTCGCTCCTCGTTAGACGGCGAGCGCCTCTTGAGCACAGGGGGTGTCCGTTGAGCCTCATCTTAGACAAGGGCTATTTGAATGGTGCCTATTTAAACCGCGAAAGCTACCTGGGGGCTGATGCTCTTAACGCTCAAAACGTGCAGGTGCTTCGAGTTATCAATGGCGCCACGCACGATAACAGATTTCAGATCGCTCGCTTGATCACGCTCGCAGCTCCCGTAGTCAGGACGTTCCAGGTTTTGAGAGTCGTTACAAAAAATGCGTTAAGACTGTTTAATATAAACCGCGTCATCAATGGCGCAGCTAAGTCAAAGCTATTTCAGATTTCATTTTCACCGATTAAGCCACGAGTCGTAAAATTCTCGGCTAAGCGTGGGCGCATATTGCATACGATCAATGCCGATCGGTTCTATTTAGCCAGCGCCTATCTATCTGATACCTACATGTCCAATGGCGTGATGGCTTGGGTGCCGTTTCAGGTGAAGTCTCTTTTAACCAAGGGCAAGACGTACCAGTTTGAAATAGACCGAGTCATTACCGACGTTACAAAAACCAAAAAATTTCAAGTTCAGCAGCGCATCGACTCGGGCCATCCAGTCGGCTTTCAGGTTAACCGCATCCAGTTTAAGGCGATCCTCTATCAGGTTAACCGTATCCTCTACAATACAAAGCGCCTGCGCGTGCTTTTAGACTTTGCCTCGAGGGGAACCACGGGAAGCAATTGGACGGCATCTACCACGGCTGCGGGTGACTTCTCGGCCAATAACCTCAATACGGATATTGTCGAGCAGTGTTGGCGTTCAGAGCCTGGTGGTTCTAAGATCGTGGCCTTGACGTGCGACACGCAGGTGTCTCAAGGCGTCTTTGTCGATACGATTGCGGTCCTCGGCCATAACCTCACTAGGTCCGCGACGATTGAGGTTCAGGCGTCAAATTCTCCATCGTTTGCCGTTTATCAAAGTTTTTTCATCGAAACTAACAGGACGGCCAATATCTACTGGGTCGCCCCTACAGCTCCGACGGTGGCTTACAAGTACTGGCGGTTTTATATTGCCGACACGACCAACACCAATCCATACCTACAGATTGGCTCGATCGTCTTTGGAAGCTCCATCTTGATGGTGGCTAACGACATCACCGATAGCGTCCGTCGCTCGACCAAGCACTTTTCGGATAAAGTCCAAACAGAAGGCTTCACCAATGTCTCCAATGACAGAGCCATCAAGTACGGCCTTGGCGTTGAGTTTAGATCTATTGCCTACGACGGTACGGACTACACGAACCTGCGGCGTATCTTTGACACGGCGAGGACCTCTTTAAAATGCCTTTGGATCCCGACGCCAGAGTACGCTGAACGCTTTGCAGTCTTCGGAAAGCTGGCGGCCATCCCTGAAGAGCAGCACAATGCCCTAGGACCGACGGCTGACTATGTATCTTTCAACGTCGACGTGGACGAGTCGTTATGAGTGGGCGCGACAGGCGAAAATATTTGACGGCTTCGGCCCTAGACCAAGCACTCTTGGACTGGTGTCACGATAACCTTGAGACCAGGATTGAGATGATCTGCGACATCGAGGCCCCAGACGGTTCGACTATCCGCGTCAGTGATCGCAACAAGTACGTAGGGAGTAACTTTTATGAGGCCAGGGTCCAATTTCCAACGATCAAACGAACGCTAGGGGAGTGGCTGGACAGTAAACTTGAATTTTCAACCCTTAATATAGAAGTGTCAAACGTGGACGGAAAGTTTAATCAATACCTTCCGGGAGGCGACAATTACGGCGGGTTTATCAATCGCGCCATCACCGTCAAAATTGGCCTTGCCGAGCAAGAGTCGACATACACGTCAATTTTCTCTGGAAAAATTACCGATATTGGCGGCATGAAACGGTCGACCAAGTCCATCACGTTCCTAGCCCGTGATAACTTTTACGTCCTCGACTCCAAGTTTCCAAGCGCGGCTTTTACCAGGACTGCTTATCCTGATCTGGAAGACCGCCAAGTGGGCAAGATGATCCCGGTCATCTACGGCGACTATACGGTAAGCCTGGACCCAGACCCTGCCGTCATCCCGGCCTATCCAGTCAACGGCGCCAATCGCTTTGTCAACGGCGGACAAGAGTATTCTGGTTCATCGGCAGCGTCGACTCCCGTGACCGACGAAGAGCGCCAAGCGGTGCAGTGCATCATCAGTTATAACGACCTGGCCTATCTTGATACGGGAAACGTTTGGATGAAGCGCGGCGACACGTGGAGCCTCGTTCCTCCCTCGGAGATCATCGATATCGGATCTGGAAATAAATCATTTAAGGTGAAGCAAAACGGTCCGACTTGGGTCGTTAAAGACGACGCCACGACCGAAAAGTTCCTATTTTCAACCAGTGATTTGTTTTATGTGCGATGCAGGGGTAAAGACCTCGGCACTCATTCGGACAATATCGTATCCCAGGCCAAAGATATTTTGGTCACGTTTGGTGGCCTTGATGAAAATACTGCTTTTGACAGTACGTGGACCACTTACCGCAATAAATCCTACCCTGCGAAGAGTGCGGTAAAGAACATCAAGGCTAGGGCGTGGATTGAAAAGCAGCAGAGCGTCATCGAGTACGCGCTTTCGATGCTTGAACAGGTGCGCCTAGAGGCATTTATAAATCGGTCGCAGAAAATGAGCCTTCACGCCATGCATTTTGAGGAGTTTACGGCGACGACCAGCAACAAGATATCGAATTGGGACGTCGTCCAGGGCACCTTTAAGCCGTCCTTGTCAGAGATCAATAACTTTAACCGGGCCCAGGCCTTTTACGATTACCGTCCAAACCGCGGGGAGCTTGGCTTTACCACTCCCGTCCATAAAAACCAGGCTTCAATTAATCAGCTCGGAGGCAAGGTCATCTCTAAGGAGGTGGATTTTCCCAATCTCTACGTCGAGGCTGATGTCAAATACCAGCTCATCGAGATCCTGCGCATGTCGTCAAGCCTTCACGAAGATGTCGAGGTCACCCTCACATGGCGGTCAATGTTGCGGGAGCTTGGGGACTTTGCGAAAATGACGGTCGACATCGGTGGGACCGTCATGACCGACGTACCTGTAATGCTTCGTCAGATTAGCTATAACCCGGCGGGGATTACGATACCGATCAAAGGATGGCTCTTGGCATTGCTGCCTTTTCCTGGATACAATCCTGAATATGCAGGAACCGTCGGGGGCTACCAGGCGACGATAACTGAAGAATAAAGGGCGACAGGATGTTGCTCTCAATGTCTCTAGGAAGGAGATCTGCCCATGGCCGTTAATTTAACCGTGTCCAACACAACAATAACAGGTTCAGAAGCCTCGGACGCCCTGGCGGGTGGATCGACTGGCATTGACTTTGGTCAGGTTGCCAACGGTTCTTATTCGCCGATCATATCGCAGACGGCAAATACCGGTGCGATGGACATCTTCATTAGCCACGATGCAACGATTGACCCCATTACGGGCCTCAAATTTTACGTAGCTCAGTACACTGGCAGTTACGGCGGAGCCAACTCAGCGTCAGCGGATTTAACCAAGCTCCTTGCCTACGGCGCTGCTGATACCGGAGCCACTAAAAACAATAGCGACGGTAATAGCCAAGGCCTTCAGATTGACATGGACTGGCAGGTTTCATCGGCCAACCAGTTTGACTACACGCGTGAGACCACGGGACAAAAAAGAATTTTTGGAAAATCTTATGCTGGTGGACTCACCGGAGAAGACAGCGCCAAAGCGTTTACTCTCCATGCCGATGCAATGAGCTACTACAACGGCACGGCCGAGGTTGACGCCAGTGCTCCGGTGGCTGGCAAGATTGGAAAGTCTACGGACTCCGTGCTTGGAAACTGTGGGCATTTGAAGTCTCGCTTTTACCTCAACAGCGCCGCAACGGACGGCGGATTTTTGCAGGCTGGACTCATTGTAAGCTACTCATACACTGCATGATGTAAGGGTTTTAGATGACAGACGGATTTTATTTACTGCGTTGGCGTTTTGAATACGCCGACGGTAAAGCCCCAAAGTACGGCATGTGGTCTCATCCTGGGAAGTCTCCTGTCGACATGGCGGCCTTCCAAACAAAGGCCAATCTAGCTTTTGCAATGATCGAGGGGCGTCATTCGGTGAGCCGAGAAGATAAGATCCTCGCTGTTTGTCCAGGGGATGATTTCTGCAATTTTCAGTGGGTGGCCGAAGCTCACTTTAGTCCATTCGGCGGCGGTGTGACGCAGCAAAATGTCGTTGGAATGAAGCTTTTAAGCCGATACGATGAAGTCACGGTTTTCGCCTCAGGTCGCGTTACGCAGGATGCAAGAACGGCTGAGGATCAAAAATATAACTATGCAAGTTACTGACAGGAGTTGGTAGACATGGGAAACAACAGATCAGGCATTTCACATCCAGCGCTCAACACGGCCGGTGGATCTTCCCTCTGGACCTCGATTGACAATATTTACCAGCTTTTTTCAGATCAAGACATCGGGCGCTGGGTTGATTTTACAGATCTCGCAAACTCGGCTACGACGACTGTGACGCATGGCTTTGGCGTCTCGCTTGATGACCTTAAAGTAGTGGTCTACACAGGCACCTACCCGAACTTGACTCAAGCGCAAACGTTCACGGTAGCAGCGACGACAGGCTTTGAAAAAACCAAGATTGACGTGACGGCCCCAGCGTCTGGCGGACCATTTTCTGGTTATGTGTTGGTGGTTCATAACGCCGCCATGCAAGAACGGGTTTTAACGACAGCACAGCGCACGGCCCTGGCAAGCCCCACAAGTGGCATGAAAGTCTATGACTCCGACCTTGGGAAAGTCGTTTATTACAACGGCACCGCGTGGAAAGTTCCGGCAGACCTCGACACGGCTGAAACGCTTAGCAATAAGACCCTAGCGGCTCCCGTCTTTAATACATTCTCCGTCTTTAATCAGACATCGACCCCGGCCACTGCCGCCGCTGGCACCGTGCGCGTCTACGCTAAAGCAGATAATAAGCTTTATAAGATGGACAGCACTGGGGCTGAGGCCTCGATTGGGTCAGGCGCAGGAACGGGTGGCGTCAATTATCTGAGTGATTGGTATGACGCTACGAAACCAGTTGGAACGGTATCGACAGTTGCTGCCAATGGAAACATCGTGGTCAGTGGATCTGCCACGGCTGTTACAAGCGCGTGGTATGCTGATTCGACATCTGGCGCAGCTGCAATTGCTGCAAGCACAAGCACTCTCTTGCGCGGATCGGCGAATTATTTGACGGCACTTTCAGGCGCGAGCGCGTCAGGTGCCAGGTTTGTTCAGACGGCTGCCTTTAACATCGACGGGTCTGATCTTGGCAAGCCTGTGACGATCAGCTTTGATCTCTCAGGTGTGACGACAGCCGACGACTGGGATCTCGTTGTCGCAAGATATACCGTCTCAGGAACGACTGGAACGTTTGCAGAATTGATCTCTGTAGCCGGTACAGCGTCCAGCATGACTGGAACTCCCGGAGCACAATTGCCGACAGGCACAACCCAGTTTAAAGGGTTTTTTATCCCTAGCTCCACAGCAACGGACGTCTATGCGCTTCGCCTGCGTCGCCGCACAGGGTCCACTCAAGTCCGGATTGATAGCTTAACTGTAGGTCCGCAGTCGCTGGCACAGGGTGCGGTGGTTACGGCGTGGCAAAGTTATACTCCAACATTTGTCAACTTGGTTGGCGGAGCAAATATTTCCTTTAAATATAGACGTGTTGGGCAAAACGTAGAAATAAATGGACGTTTTCAAACAACCACCGCAAGTCCATCAACAAGCGTGTTAGTTATTGGTTTGCCTAGCGGTTTAAACGTAGATACATCATCGGTATCTGATTCAGCCATTTTAAATATATGCGGAGTATCAACTCTGTATATAAACTCAACAAATTTAGTTCAAAATAGCAAATTTTCTGTTTCTTTTGAATCGTCAACATCAACATCCGGATTGTTATTAACTCAAGCTTCTGGACAAATAAGAGTTCGTGAAAGTGATCTTGGACAAAATAATTATGTAGAAATATTTGCAAGCGTTCCAGTATCACAATGGTCCTCCGGCACCACAACCCTCGCAGATAGAGCGGTTGAGGAGTATGCGTTTAATACAAGTACATCCACAACAACTAGCGATACTACTAGCTTTGGATATGGCCCTCAAGGAGCACAAATAGGTGCGATAACGGCATTTATTTCAAGAAGAGTTCAATTTAGATCACCGATTATTTCTACAGATACAATTTTATTAGAAATATCTGATGACAGAATTAACTGGAGGCAGCCAGGAGGGGCGGTCGCTGGAGCAGTAGTAGATAATTTTAGATATGACGGATCAAATTTTATAGGAATAGGAATAGATACTACTACTAGTACGGTGAGCGTATTTTTTGGAAGATATAGGACTGGTGTTATTGATGTATGGGCTGGAACAGCGGCGGGTCTTTATTGGAGAGTGAGAAAAATTTCTGGCGGAGCAGCCGTAGGATTCCCAGTATCAGCTAGAAATATAGTTGGCGATATAAGCGGCACTGCGGTGCCTACTGGGTATGTTGGTGAAAAAATAGATTGGAGTCTTGGTGTATCAACAACATTAACAAGTGGCTCAGGTTATCAAAACGTTGGCGGTGCAACGCAAGGAATAACTCTAAATAAAGGAGTTTATTTTTTAAGTGTTACTGGAACAGGCGTTCCAGGAATATCAGGTATGCGAAATTTGCATCAATTAACTGTTACATCGGGTGCGGCTACAATATCTTTGATTGGTGGTCATTACGACAGTGGTTTATCTATGGATAGCAGCGGCAACAGCTTGCAAATGATGAATACCGCTCATGTTGTCGTAACGTCAGACTCAACGGTTATAAAACTTCAATCACAGCCAAACGGAGCTAATATAACTGGTAGCTCTGTTTTAAGAGGCGGAGCAATAAGAATCGCCTAAGAGGTTAATCATGAAGCCATGCCTAGCCAGTTTAGCCTTTTGCTTGCTGGCTTTGTCGTGTCAAAAACATGAGCCTAAAAAACCGAAGCAGATCAACTCTTCGGTGGTCGAGAAGGCCGAGCTTTACAAAAGATTGCACGCAGGCTGGGCGCATCAAGGCGGTTGTGACAGCCTCGGATTTACAGCCTTAGCAAAATTAGCAGGTGGCTCTGGTGAAGCAGACATTTTACAGGCTGAGGGCGAGCCTGGAAGATGGTACAGAAACCCCAGCAAAACCTGCTACGACACCGGAGCTTCAAAGTCTGACATCAGCAAAGACATGTTTATCATGCTGCTGCCATATCTCTACGCGTCAAAAGATCAGCAAAACATTCAAGAGATCTACGACTACGGCCAGAAGAACGGCTGGGTGATGGGGCGTGGATATTTAAGCCGAACATTTTTGACGCCTAGCGTCATTTTTTTAATCGAGCAGATGCTTGGCGTCTGGCGTACGGAATCACTGAGTAAAGATATTCAAAAAGCAGGGTTTGAAAAACACTTGGACGCTATTTATTTGATAAACAAATGGATGGTCAACGGGACGATCGACTCCTTACAATATGAACAGATACGCCGCTACAGAGAAGAAAATCCAAAGAACGCTCTCATGCAGGCCATCTACCACAAGTTTGGAGACGACGGTGATCAATCTGAAACGATTGCCATTTTGCTTGATGAAACCCTTTTTCCAAATGACAGGCTGCCGACATCTAAAGACCGCTGCGAAGAGTATCTGTGGCAACGCGATCCAGGATATGATTGGCTGCCATGCGACTCAGATAAAATACATGACGGCGTGGATTATTTAATCGCGGCCTGGGTGGCTGGTCAACTAGACGAGAGACTTTAGATGACGTCTGATGAGGCAAAAAAACTCCTGCGCGTGGCCCGTGACCTAAAGCGTTGCGACCTGCGCGGCGCATCTCTGACAATGGCAGATCTTTCGACATGTGATTTCACCGATGCAAATTTAAGTCAGATGGACCTTACAGGCTGTAACCTCAGCCAAGCGGTTCTTAGATTTTGCTCTTTTTACGACTCAGACCTCACTCATGTCGATTTTACGGAAGCCGATCTTTTTTGCGCTGACCTCGACTATGCAACGATGCGCGGGGCTTGTTTTAAAGGGGCGGAGCTAGGCAGGGCAACGTTCCCATCAAGGCCAAAACTTGTCACCGAAATTGAGCTGTCTATCGCTTGCGGGACAAGGGTTGGAGAGTCGTGGCAAGACTAACAATCCCGGCCAAAATGACCCTAAAATACCCCCTAGAATAGCAATGAAATGGACAAAAAGAAGGGGGGGGCATCATGAAGCTAAACACGGATAATATTGCCGAAAAACTTTTAGTTGCGTTATTGCTTGGCATTGCCGGCACGGTGTCATCTCACCTTGGCAAACTGTCTGAAAACATGGAGCAAATGACCCAAAGCGTCATCAAGCTCAATGCTCGCCTTGAATTGATTGCTAACGACATGGGCCTGACGAAAACGGCCTTAAGTGATCACGAAAACCGCCTGAGAAGTATTGAAAAAAAACACTAATCATCTTGAGCTTGTGAAAAAGCTGTGGATGCCTTGGCCCGTCTAAAAAAATACGGGTGTGGACTTTCTTTTAAATTAGATGCTTGCCGTTAGACAATAGTTAGCGAGGAACATGATGTTCCGATATAGCGCGGCTTTCTAGTTGCGTTGATCTCATGATGGGATCGAAAGGGGACCGAGCGCAGTCCGCAAACTGTTGCTCAAAGCAAATGCTGCTCGTCCCCGCCATCACGGTTCTAAGGCCGACATGACGTTGGCTGAAAGTCCATTGAGCCAAGGAGGGCATAGACATGGCAGGCGTTCAAAACATTTTAGACGTGGTGGATCTAGTCGAAGTCTTAGCAGCCGACATCGTAGCGGCGCGGGCCGACGGTTCCATCGGTTGGTTTGATGTTCCGAAATTTGCTGACGTCATCCCTGCTTTAAATAAAGCTTTAGACGGCGCAAATCAAATCGTAGACGAAGTCAAAGACCTCGACGGTGATGAGATCAAGGTTGTCTTAAAGCGCTTGATTACGGCTTTAAACGCTCTTGGTAAGGCCTGCCTAGGAGCAGAGATCCCTGCCGCCTTATCGGTGGTCCTGGAAAAGGGACTTGATCTTGTGTCGATGATATTTCAAGCCTGGGTTGCCAAAAAATAGGCCATGGCAGACGATCAGGCCACATTTCCAAACGTGTATCCTGGCGTCGTCAAGATCATCGAGCCGGTGTCTTTATCGGCTGGCTTGATGGACGGGCCACCCGTCGGCATTACGATTCACGACCTTGCGTCTCGAAACGTTGAAAGCGCTTTGAAGCATTTAAAAGATGACGGCGTCGGTTATCATGCGATCATTGACCGTGACGGTTCTTTTATTCAGACAACGTACTTTAGCCACAAGGTGAATCACGCAGGGAAAGCAACCTGGAACAAGGTGAGCCCCAATCGTCGACATATTGCGATTGCTTTGGCCTCGTGGGGAGAGGTGACCAAGCATCCAACCGAGATGAAATATAGCTCTTGGGCTGGGACCAGGGTGCCATTATTTGAAGTCGCCATGCGCAAGGGAAACCTCGACAATGGCTGGTATTTTTGGGACATCGCAACGGCGGAGCAAGAGACGACTCTGGCTGAGTTTTTGTGGTGGACTATTAAGCAGGGTATCAATCCAAAAAATATCTGTGGCCACGATGAGTGCGCCATGCCGTTTGGCCGAAAAAACGACCCAGGCGGCGTTATTTCCATGACGATGAATGATCTTAGAAATGTTTTTATCGATAAAATAAAACAAAAACCTCCGGGTTAACCGAAGGCTTTCGTACCGAATGGAGACTTTTTAAAGTCTAGCAATCGTCTTTTTGAATTTCTACCTGAATTTCCTTCAAGTCTTTTTCAAGAGTCTCTTCGTTACGATCAATCTTATGCCTCAAGATGACATTCTCAAGTCGTTGCGCTAGTCGTTCCCTGCGCTCGGTTGGCTTTTTTCGTAAGGCCGTGATGATCAATTTAACGACGTTGTCAAAAAACGGCAAAAGCTGAATTAGCAATGGAATCCAAACTGGCATAGATGCACCCCCTCATCTGTGTTCATTTAAACGCTATTTATTAGGGTGATTGTGCCATACATCAATTTCTCTTGAATGAGAGGCCACACGCTGAGACTATAAAAACACTTCCGAAAGGGTTAAATTTTTTGCTGAAGCCCCCTGATCTTCCAAGGGGCTTTGCTTTTTTTACTTAACCGAAACAAAACCAGCTTCCTGGCCGATCAGATCACAGCCAAAACCTACAAAAGCATGGCCGTCTTTGCCCCATTTTGGACCCCAGCTATTTTTCATGATCCACTGGGTTTTCGTGTAGCCAACGATCTGCACCATGTGGTTCGTTGATCCACGCTTGCGGCAGCTCGTCACAGAATCACCGGCGCCGTTCCATCCCGAGCCTCCGGCCATGACAGTGACAAACAAAGGGCCATGCTCGACAAGAGCGGCTTTTATTTCGTCCGTCGTGGGTTTCTTGTTGCGACTGCCCAAAAGGTTATAGCTTGCGGCTTTTGCTTTGATATTAATATTTGTCTTGCAGCGAATATCTTTTGCTTTATACGGAAACGATGCCTCATCGGTAAGGCCACTCCGGACGACAAAATCTGCGCTGGTCATGTAGCCTCCGTTGCAGCCGTAGCTTTGATCGTCGCAAGACACCATGTGCTGCTCCGAAAGATTTAGGCCTTCGTCTTCTCCGAAAAGTGCTTCGGCAGACTCGAGTGCGCCTGTGATGGCAAACGCCCAGCAGGACCCGCAGGCTCCTTGATCTTTCACAAAAGGAAGGTCGATACCTTCTTCGCGCCAATCAAATGCTTCGGGCAAGGTTGCCGCGTTCACGATGATGTTTTCGTACGGCAAGTCTGGCGTTGATCCTGACGGCGCAAGGCCATGGTAGCCCGTGGACTTTGGACCGTCGACTGTGTCGATGATGTCTGGCTTTGGTTGTGCGTGAGCTGTGGCGGACAAAAATGCTAGAGCTGCAAGTAACTGTTTCATGGAAAACCTCCTGTTAGTTCAAGAGATTTTCACAGATAGCAAAGACAACTTCCTAGCGATGCCACCGATAAATTGAGGCGTCTAAATGGCGGAAAAAAAAGGCGAGAATCAAACAAGATCAGTTTTAAATCGAGCTGTCCGATGAGACGGAAATATCGGAGGTGTTCAATGATCGCTGGTAAGTTGCGAATTTATTTAGGATTATTATTTTGACCTAAAGTATCAAAAAGTATTTTTATTTACTCTTATCAACGGCACCGGTGGCGGTTTCGTCTTCAATCTCTTTTAAGATTTGATTGTCGGCGTGGCGCTCGCGGTACTGGTTGATAAAGTCAGCGAGGAGATCGCGAATAATTTCGGTGCGGTCGCATTGATTTATCAGTGCGATGGCATCGAGAAAGCGCTCCATGCGCGGAGTAATCGCAAAGTGAACGCGCCGCGTGGCGTGCTCGCCCGCGACAGTTATTTTTTTCCTTCCCATATAAACCTCCCTCTCCACAACTCAGATTCGGATTTTCTCCACAAACTTTAAAGTATTATTTTGTAACGATTACGAGCACTTATGGATAGGTGTTAATTCGTTATCGTAAGCCTTCGAAACGAAAACGGTTTTTAATACCGTTCAGAAATTTGCGTAAATTGACCGATAAATAAATATGCGTTGAGCGGTTTAAAAGCGTTTTAAGCGACGAAATCCGGTGTTTTTATGCTCAAATTGACGGGTTTTATATTTCAGAAGTTGTCTTTGTTTTGAGAAACGAGTGTGCAGGATTACCAGATTTGAGAATGAGAGAGAGCGCAAGTGGTTGATCAGAGGCTTAGAAGGCACGTGGCTCAAGGGTTTTATGGCGCTGGTATCAAAGCTGCAATAAAATGATTGAAAGAGGTGACCATGACTGATGACGTAGTAAAGATCGCAAACTGCTTAGCCAAGCTTTTGAGATCAAGCACCGAAGGGCTCGAGCCGCATGAAGTAGAGGGGATCTCGCACATCATGCAAGACCTCGCAGACCGCCTTGAACGGATGCGCGCAGAAATTGAAGACGACTGCGAGTGCGACTAGACGGGCTGACGCCAGTGGACGGCGACCCTTCTGCCCCTTATCGGGGTGCCATCTATAGATCTAGTTTTCAAGTGGACGGCGATCCTTCTAGCCCTTCCGGGAGTGCCACCTTTACATATGAAAATATGGTTTAAAAATGACTTTAATTATTCAGCCCTAAATTTGCCAGTAAATATAGAGGTTTATAAAATAGTTTAAATGAGTTTTAACCATGTCCGACTTTGTCTTCATAAACAAGGAAAGGTCAAAACATGAAACTAGAAGCAGCTCTTTTATTTAGTTTGTTGATGACATCTTGCGGATCAAGCGATGGAAGTCATGGAGGAAGCTTGGTTGATTTGACCGGGACCTATATTTCTGAATGTATAACAGAAACAAAGGTGATCAGAGCTTTTTCTGGCAATGAGTTGACTTGGACTATGTCGACTTACAAAGACAGTAAATGCGTGGATTTATCAATGGTTTGGGAGAGTAAATATACTTTTACGATAGGCGATCAATTATCAAACCTAGCAAACACCTATAAAATTGATTACACGCAGACGTCGTCGACACTTGAAATAAAAGATCAATCAGTTTTGGATGATGCAAACTCTAAAAAAGAATTTGGCTATTCCGATTGGGCTTTGAACACAAAAAAAGACATAGCCGGGATGTCCGCATCCAGTGGTGATAAAGAGGACGCAAACGGTACCAAGAGTTACTGGATATTTAAGCTGGATGGTGGAAAATTGTTTTCAGGAGATTTAGCCACTGGTGATGGCACCACCCCAGAAAAAAGGCCTACATCGATCAATACAGCTACCTACGGCGTTAAGCAGTAAAAAAATTTTGTCCATTAAACAAATGAAAAAAATATAAAACTGTTCTTCTTGCCGTAAACAAAACAAAAAATGGTAAGTTTTTGTGACATTGAATCAATCAATAAAAATCATTTCACCGCTGTTTTTACAGTTTCAAATGAAAAAAAATTTCCCTTGACGAAAAATCAGGGTAATTTGTAAAATTGGAATTCGCATTTAAAGATTAAGATTAGAAAACACGTAGGGGGTCTGGCGAGGCGAAGCGAGTAAAGACCCTAGCCTCCACGGCAATGAGTGGGCCCCAACGGCGAGTTGATGAGCCCACCGCAGGTGATTGATTCAGAATTTTGCATTGCCGTCGCAGGGCGCGGCTCCGAATGAGCTTGGATTGATTGAGCATCCGGTTGCTTGTCGGCAATGAATAGGTGTGTCTTTTTCAAAAGACCTAAAAAGCTATCTCTTTCTTCGCAATTAAGCAGACAAAACAACCATCCATGTCTTAGAAGAATCACCTCGCCGGTGAGGCATCCTCATAGCCGGATAGGCCTAGTGGCCTGTCAAAGCCAGCCCACGCTCCTTGGTGTCTCTTTTAATTTCAGAAATGCAAAATGCCTGAGAAAGAAAAATACATTTAGAGCCACGCTCCGCGATGGCAAATGGAAGTCAATCCAGGGACCCTTCTTCCCCTTATTCGGGTGCCATCTATAGATCTAATTTTTTAGGGTGGGGGTGCAATCTCATTCACAGGTAACAAAAATAAGTTATTTCGTTACTTGATCACTCGCTTTTTTGGGCGAGTTTTTTAATTTGTTTGTCTGAAACTTCTGACTCGATTTGTTTGATAATCGCATGTGTGCCGTGTTGCTTGCGGTATTCATCGATAAAATCAACCATCAGATTTCGCGCTATATCAGTTCGCGATGTGTTGTGGATCAAAGCGATGGCGTCAAGAAACCTAATCAAACTTGGCGTCAATGAAACATCGATTTTTTCAGCGGCGTGCTCGCCGTTTATAATTATTTTTTTCCTCGCCATCTCCGCCCCTCTTTCTTTCTTATCGTATCGGCATACCAGCGAAAATCATTAGCGTTTTAGACGTCAATAAAATCAGAGCCTTACAGTATAGCCGTTTAAATGGATATGCAAGTAATTGAATATATTGTTTTATATTGAATTGCTCAGAAAAAAGGAAAAAAAACCGATAAGCATTTCATAAGGTGGCAGGGAGTTGGTTCCCAGGTCCATCTCAGGGGAGGTCCCCATGAAAACTCGCCGCATCGGATTTGACTTCACAACTTGCATGAATTTGATCGTCGACGGCATTGAGATCGAGGACGCCGAGGTTAACGTTCTGGTTTCCGCAATCGTTGATATCCACGACACGCGCGACACAGGGGGCATCGAGAAAGAAGTGGTTATTAATCACTTGGAGCTCGAATATACCGCCGCAATCGATGAAGTCTTTTGCATGGAAACCTTTGGCCACAATCAAAACGTCTTTGAATTGCACCGTAAACAAATCTTAAACCATCCTGATATGCAGGAATGTATCCAGGAATACGTCAACGAGAACTACTAAAAAAGGTGGCTTTTATGAATCATCGTGATCAAGTGCCCTGTTTTTTTAGAACGCGCTCGATTGTTTCGTTGGTTATTTCACCACTGTGGATGCGTTCAAGCGTGGTGGATGTATACTCGTTCAATAGTTCGCGAATAATGTCTCCAACCTCAATCCCTAACAGCGACGCAATCATTTCCAACTCTGCCTCAATTTGTGGTGTTACGTTAAATGCCAAACGCTTAGTTGCTGGTACGCCGTCTATAAATTTTCTTGGTCTTGCCATTCGAGGCTCTTTTCACTTCGTCGAAAGTTTATTTACCACTGCGTCTGAACTTTCTTTTTTCATTGCCTCGACAATCGGATTGTCAGAGTTTTTTTCGCAGAACGACTTAATAAATTGCCCCAAAAGATCTCTCAAGATCTCTGTTCTGTCGCTTCCAGTAATTAAACAGATTGCGTCCAAATGTCTTTCCATTGCCGGAGTTATTGCCAGGTTTAACCTTGAGCTGATTTCTTCTCCGTCGATTACAATTTTTTTTCGCACCATTAGGATTACCCTCCCAGGTCATAGACGTATCGGCATAGTGTCTGAAATCATTAGCTAAATTATAACCAATGATATCAATAAGTTACAAAAACATAGAAATTAGCGTTAATAAGAGCCTGTATTTACGAATAAAAAAAGGATTAGTAAGCGATAGCAGAGAAAATGCCGATAAGTATCTCATAAAGTGGCAGGGAGTTGGTTCCCAAGGCCATTTAACCCTAAGGGGAAATGAATCATGGCTACTGTATTGAAGACCGCTAAAGCATCGAAGACACAAGCAAGCGCCGCATCTCTTGTCCACGCAATCGACCGCACCTACGAAATCCGCGAGCAGATCCGAGCCCTGGAGGCTGAAGCCAAGCAGCTTCGCCCCATCATTGACTCCAACCTTGGCGCATCCAACATCATTATCGCGGGAGAATATGCCCTCACACGCACGATGCGTGAACGCCGTGACCTGGACAAGGATCTTTTAAGATCAGAGCTTGGAGAGCGTTTTAGCGACTTTGAGAAGGTGTCTGTCTATGCCGTCTTGGACATCAAAAAGGTGCGCCAATGAATGACAGCCGCCAAAGTTTTTTAGGGATGATCGTCTCCACTTGCAAGGAGTGCGACCTGTCAATGTACCAGCACGGGGTCAAGCAGGTTAAGTGCTCGAAGTGCGGAAGTCGCGAATTGATTTACAAGACGATGGCTGATGTATTGCGTGATCTTGAGCAATCAGACGACGAGAAGTCTATTACACGTAAGGGTATAATAGATTTTTAAGCACACGTAATTATTGAATTAATTTATTACATAAGGAGATAAAAATGGACTCAGAAATTGAATTTGACGAAGTGATTCACATGACCAGGTCTCTCGCGAATTTGCTGATGTCGTCGACAAGCGGGATGAGCCACGAGGAGGTTTCAGGTATTGGCCACCTTGTCGATCACCTGGCTGAGCGCCTTCATAAAATTAAAGATGCTAAAGGCAAAGAGAATGTGATTTACATGAGTGGTCCAGATAGGCGCGGAAATAAGTAGACTCAAGCTCCTTGGCTCAGGGATGGCCTTAGCTCCCCATGTTCCATAAAGAACGCCTCCAGGTCTTCAATAGACCGTATAACCCCTACGGCAGCCCCAGCGTCGTCTAGGGCTATCTGCCACATGATTTGCTCAGGCGACAGCTTGCCCGTCTTGGTCTTTAGTTCAATTGCAAAAAACCGGCCTCGGTCCCTGCGCTTTAAGACACCAGCAATGTCCGGGAAGCCCTTTAGCGGGTTCTTTTTATAAACCATCTTCCCGCCCACCTGGTGCATTACTCCGCCGATTGGCATACGCCACCACTTGATTCCGTGGCTGGTCATCCACGCAGACGCTGCTCGTTGTAAGTCTGACTCGTTCATGGCTCACTTGCCGCAAGTGGGACACTTGGGAGAAATCACTTCATCCGGCGCTTCGTCTTTTTCTGTGTCGACGTCAAAAAACTCTTCTTGAAAGCTATCGAAGTCGACGTCTGGAAATGAGAAGTGGTCTTTTAATTCTTCAAGAGTAAATCCAGCGTCACCGGCAAATTCATACAAGCCTTGGCTTTCAATTTTCCCGTACTGAGAGGCGTAGGATAAGAGCTTGTGCTTAGCTTCTTTTTTGTTTTTAGCCTCGATCAGGACGACCGGTAGATCTGGGATCTGATAGCCTTCCTTTGCCATAGCCTTCAGTGTTCTAAAGCGCTGGTGGCCGTCTAGGAGGTAGTTAGTTTGATCATTTTGCCAGACAAAGAACGGCGCAGAAAATCCACGTTCGATGATTTCGTTTTTGAGGCGTTCAAAGTTATCGACCGACAAAGACTTGAGGTCACCTTGAAACTCTTTGAGTGATGAGATGGGGAGCTTGCGCGCGCCCTCGCAGGCGATGCTAATAGATAGATTGACCGGTGATGCCATCCTAGCCTCCGGATAAAATCGATTGCCTTACCATCTTGGTTCAGCTTTGATTTATATTTTCAGTCGAAAACCACTTGAGCAAGATCAATTTGGTGGAATTGAAGTCGGTGGTTAATTGAGGTTTAAGTTCGGGGGATCATTTTCAATTGGTGTTGACTTGGTGTTGACTTGAAAGTGACAAAATTTGCTGATTAATTTTTAGATAGGATAAGTCTTTGATTTTGTTGGTGCTCCCGGCCAGACTTGAACTGGCACGCTTTTTTGGCGGGGGATTTTAAATCCTTGAAAAAATGAATTTACTGAGATTTTTTTAAGCACGTTTAAATTACACATGTCAATTAAATCAACTATTTAATGGCTTTACAACTGCCTAATTATTGACTACGTTTGGGCCACGGTGTTGACTTGGTGTTGACTTGAACCGTTGGGGGATTGCGAGGGGATTGGCAGATGAAGATAAAAATTACAAAAACAAACATTGAAAACTTAGATCTTCGGGTCAAACAATACGTGGCCTGGGACGATGAGGTTTCTGGATTTGGCGTGCGCGTTTACCCGACAGGCGTCAAAAGTTACATTGTAAATCGTCGAATAGGATCTGGCCGCCAAGCAAAATTGAAATTATTCGTCATCGGTCCCTGCGATTTAATGACTCCATTTGAGGCAAGGAGAAAAGCTCGCGAGATCATCATGGAGGCCCGTGACGGAAACGACATTACCAAGCCAAAGGCATCCGACATGACGATAGCCGATGTCATGACTTACTACATCGAAAACCACTCGGTTGAAAAAAAATGGTACAAAGAAGTGATAAAGATCAACCGCCTCTACATTGTTCCAGCCCTTGGGCGCAAAAGGCTTATTGATCTCGATACGCCAGACATCCGAGATTTTAAAGATCGAGCCGGCAAGCGTAGCCAGTCTCAGGCTAATAAAGCTCTTTCTTACTTGAGCGCGGCCATCAATTTTACGAGGGGTGACTTTAAAGAGTTCCGACAGATGCAGAACCCTTGTCAATTTGTCAAAAAGTTTAAGCAAAAGGCAAGGCGCATATTCATCACATTTGAAGAAATGCCAGCACTCCTAAAGGCCATCAATGAAGAGGAAAACGTCTACGCACGAGCTGCGATTATGCTCTACATCCTTCTTGGAAAAAGAAAGGACGAAATCCTAAGGGTTCGCCGCAAGGACATAGACTTCAAACAAAAAAGGCTCTACTGGGAAGATATGAAAAACGGCAAAGAGCACTTCCTACCGCTGGGTGACGATGCCTTTGAGATCGTCAAGATGATACCTCAGCACGAAAACTCGCCTTGGCTTTTCCCTTGCCTTCATCAGGCTAGGGGATGGCACGGCCAAAACCATCTAAAAGGCGTGGTCCGGTCCTGGAAGCGCATTAGAGAAAATGCAGGCCTTAAAGACAAAACGATTCACGACCTTCGAAGAACATTCGGTTCGTGGATGAGCATGAGCGGAGAAAACTTGCAGCTCATCGGAAAACTAATGGGGCACTCCGGTCCAGGGGTCACCTATGACCATTACGCCCACTTCCAAGACGAGCCGTTGCGAGAGGCTCTCAACCGCCACGCAAGCAAAGTTTTGTCCTTTGCCGACTATAAGGGGTCACCGTTAAATTGATGACCCGCTAATAGGTCTTAATGATTCAGTCTAAACTCTTCTAATTGTGGTGAAGGGACTCACCATAACATACCGATATATTTGGAATAATAGTTATATGATATTTATATTAAATAAATATTGAAAAAATCCGATGAGTATTTTATAAGTTAGGGGGTAGGCATGTATCAGATTATTGTTTCTAAAAAAGTCAGAAAGATGATCGACAAGCTGCCGCTAGTCATGAAATCGCGTATCGAGGAAAAAATCGAAAGCCTAGCGTTTAACCCTATGCCACATGGATGCGTAAAACTTTCAGGTTTTGAAAACACTTATCGAGTCCGCGTTGGAGACTACAGAATCATTTATACAAGGAATGACGAAACGATAACGGTGATCATAGAAAAAGTATCTGGCAGAAAAGACGCTTATTAATAAAGGAGGTTTCAAATGGGACGACCAAAAATGAAAGCCAGCAAAAGACGAGTTCAAATTGCAATTTCAGTCAGTCCAGATTGCGCAGGACTTGCAAAAAAGACAGAAAATGGATCCATGTTTTTTGAGACTTCCGTGGCTGCTGCCCGAGGGCTTTCAATCATCATGAAAAAGATTGAAGCTAAAGAGATTAGCATTGAAGACGGATTAGAAGAATTAAGTGATATTGCATCCGTCTGGGAAAACAACTTTGAAGAACTTGTTCCCTTTGTAACTAGTGGGTCTCAAAATAAAGCTGTTTAATCGCTGTTGCTAAATCCATCGTCAAAGTCGCCAACTTTAACGTCTAGTCCATAGATCTCTCGAATTGACATAGCAGAAAATAGCGCAGGTGCGGTAACACACTTAAGCTCAATGGCCTGGTCCACGCGGTCCCACGAAAAATGTGGGCACATCTGGCAAGCCTTTCCTTTTGCAAGGTCTCGAGCTTTCGCCTTTATTTTTACGGGATCAATCACCCATCCCTTGTCTGTTTTTTTTGCAAACAATGAAAACGGCATAGGCTTTGGAGCGTTTTTCCAGGCTTTACCGTCTGGGTCCAACAGTGATTGGACATTCCTTGAAACAAATCTTCCCGTAAAGATCATGGCATTTGGAAGCTTATGATCGCTTGAAATGCCGCTGAGCTGCCTGCATCCAAAGGCTTGAGACGGCTTTCCTTCCGCACCATTGCAATAGGCCTCTTGATCCTCGGCATAGTCATAATCTTTCATGCAAGACGTGACGCCTGAAAGGTTGCTTTCAAGCATAAAAGACGAGGAGCCATCAATGGTAAATGAAGAACCCTTGACGGGCTTGACCATTTTCCAGAGCTTTTGAATTTTTTTGATTGTAACTGAGTCGAGATTTTCAGACGTAAAGACAACGGAATTTAAAGGCTCGGCGTCGCTTGCTGCGACAAACGCCATGCCGAACTTTTCTGCTAGCCTTACTACTGAAGGATAAATGACGGCCCTTGAAACGGGGAATGTGATTTTGACCTCAGCCACTCCGTCGGCCTCCTAAGTCATTCTTATTCTGTTTTGATTAGCTTTGCTCGTTCAAAGCCTAAATGTCTTAACACGACGTCTATAGCGTCGCGCAGTGGAATTTCTTGTGTCTCTGCTTTTTCTCCAGGTGTTGAGCCAAAAAGCTCTTCAACTTTCCATCCGTAAAGCTCGCAGAGATGGTCGATGTATGTTGCGTCGGGCCACTGAATTCCAGAAACCCACCGACTAACAGCGCTCGGCTTGACCCCAACCTGCTCGGCAAGTTCGACGCCTTTGATGCCATCACGCGCCATAAGTTGCTTCAAATTATGCCCAAAACGTTCTTTAGCGCGCATGGTGACTTCTCCTTACGCTTAAATCAATCTCGGACAATATCACAGAATCAATAAATATCAATAGTTATCAATTTATACCAACTAAAATAAATATACTTACCGGTAAAGCAATTGCGTGACAGGTACTTTTTTGTTGCAAAGCCAAAACGGCCGTGGTAATTAGTCCCCACAACGATAAACCCCTTATGCGACAAGGAGTTCGGCGATGAGCGAACTGCAAACCACGACCGCGATCGACCTTATACCATATCCCCCAAAGCCTCTTCTACACGAAAATATGACCTTTGAAGCAATTAGTTATTGCCTCAACTGGAATGATAGCAACCCGGACCCAAAAACATGCCTTACTGAAAGCGAGCAACTGCTTTTAAAGAATCAGTTGCTCACCAAGGTAGATGGATGTGCTGAGTGGCTAGACAAACTTGACGACGAAGCAAAAAGAGCCCGCGAGTATTCAAGAAAATTCGCCGATCACGGCCGTAAAAAAGAGGCAGAGGCTGAGAGGTTCAGGAGCTACATCCTTCACGCAATGGAAAAAAATGGCTTCGAAAAGTTACCGGGAGAAGCATTTCAAGTCTCCATTCGAACAAGCACTTCGGTTGAAGTCAGCAGACCAGCAACCGCCGAAGACGCTCTAAGCGACAACGATGAAGTCACTCGAACCGAGATCACTTATTCATGGGACAAACCGGCTCTCGCAAAAGCGATGAAGTCGGGCAGGACCTTTGACTTTGCCGCGCTCAAAACAAATAAAAACATAAATTTTTCAATACGAAAGGGGTGAATTTTATGACTATGATCATGAGCCAAGAAATAGGCGAGCTTGCAACGGCACTTGCCAAAGCACAAAGGCAGATTAAATCTGCACCTAAAGACGCAGTAAATCCTCATTTTAGAAGCCGCTATGCAGACCTTCCTGCCGTGTTTGATGCATGTCGCGAAGCTTTAGCGACAAACGGTATTGCCGTGTCTCAGATTCCGATAGCTGTTGATGGGCGTCAAATGCTTCGCACATTTTTACTTCACACGTCAGGTCAATACCTTGCTGGTGATTATATTTTAAAGCCAACAAAAGACGATCCTCAAGGGATGGGATCAGCCCTTACCTATGCAAGGCGATATTCTCTGTCTTCGATGGTTGGGGTTACAAGTGATGATGACGACGACGGAAACGCCGCGTCTCAGCCAGTAGCGACCACCGCTCAACGGGTTGCAAAAAATGCCGAAGTCCACGCACAAGTTGCTTGGCAAAACGCCAAGGCATCCGAGTCATCAAATACTAAAGTGGAGCTGATAACCTGGGGTATTGGCCAGGCTGAAAAAAACAAGGTTTGCTTGTCAAAAGAATCGCTTGAATCCTTTTATGACAGCGAATGCAAAAACCTTCAAAAGCGCGATGCCGCTTTGAAAATTAGGGAATACATCACCGATCTCTCGGTCATACCGGGGTGATCTGCATGTCGAATGTTGCTCGTTTAAATTCGTTTTTAGGAAGCCGAGGGATCTCGCAAGAGGTTTTGAGGATGTCGTTTAACGTATCCGAAAAAGACATTACCGAAGAGACGGCGCCAGACATTGAGGCGCGTGTCTCCGAGTCTTTATCCGTCAAATTTGACGAAGACGAGTTTGCAAAGATCGCCAGGATGCATGGCTTTGACAGCGAGACTCTTGCAATGCTTGCAAAGATTGAAATGAATCCTCGAGTTTCAGAGATGTTTACCGGGGGATAAGTTTTTCAAAAACTCGATATGTTTTAATTTTTTTTGTTTTCACGTTGGTTGAGCGGCTCAGGGTGAGCCAGTTGGTTAAATCACTATTTGTTTTGTTTGGGGGATCTTATGGCAAGAATCAATTTAGACAATGACTTTTGGGATGATCTCAGGATTGAGCTGTTAGAGCAAAAACTTGCATCAAATAGGCGCAACATTAAACACGAAGCACGCGGCTGCTTTGTTAGCGCAATACGATTGGCTCAAAAATATTGGGCTCCAAAAGCTGGAGAATCCGAAGGTCTTATACCGTTACACATTTGGTCTTCTTCAGGGTTCGATGCTTTAGTTGACGTTGGACTTGCCGAAATTAGAGACGCAGGGGTCTACGTTAGAGGGTCGTCAGAACATTTTGAGTGGATAAAAAATAAGCGAGATGCAGGAAAAAAGAGTGTTGCAATCAGGAGGGTCAAGTACGGAACGGCTCAGCCAGTCTCGGAAAATACTTCGAACACACCTCGAACAGATCTCGAACACACCTCGAACAGATCTCGAACAGATCTTGAACACATCCCGAACATATCCCGAACAGCTCCCGAACCTCTTGTTCTTGATACTGCTCTTGTTCCTGTTCCTGCTCTTGATAATAAAATACTAAATACCCACATTTTTTCTTCAAAGCATAAGAAGCCTAAAAAATCATCAGCACAGCAGATTGATCCATCATGGCTTGAGCTGGGATCAAAGTGGCTTAATTTTTCTTCATCGATAATGCCAAACGGAACTTCCCAGTACAAAGACTGGAACACTGAGTCGTTTGCAAAACAAATCAGAAAAGTTGCGGAGCACCTAGGTCGAGATGCAGCTTTTATGGAATTGGTTTTAGAATTTATCCGCAAAGACGACTTCTGGCGCGCCAATGCAATCAGCCCAGGTACTTTGATGAAAATATCAAAAAACGGGATGAGAAAAATTGACAACATCACAGCAAAAATGACGCCGCCACCAGCAGCTAAAGAAATAAAACTTAAAACTATCGATTTGGATAACCCTTACGCCTACGAAGAAGAGTTTAGGGCTCTCTTGCCAGAAAACAGGAGGACGGCAACGTGAGCACGTACGAGATTCACGACAGCGCTCTTGGCATGCTTCTTAGCAGCCATCGTCGCTATTGGCCAATTGCCAAGCAAAATGGATTTTCCCCCGAGATCTTTGAAGAACTCGAACGGATGAAAATCGCGAGGGCGATAGAAAAGGTCTCAGCCAATGAAGACGTCGATTTTAGTTACTCGATGGTCATCGATCTTTTAGGCGGAGAATCTGCGGCGCTTGTTAGAGCTCTAATCCGAAACGCTCCCATCGAGGTAAACTTCGGTTATTTAATTTCTCAGTTAGCTTTGCTTAACAAAATAAAAAACATGGAGCCGGATGTTATTGGCATCTTGAGTGAAATGAAAGCTTGCAGGCCTTCGGTTTCTATGGCGCATGTTTTGACGAAAATTTCAGAGCTTGCAGACAAAGCAAATGGTTTAAGACCAGCCTCATCTTCGGCAAAAGATTTTGTGAACGAGGTTGTGCCAAAAGCGCACGAGCAAAATTTGGACATTCTCAGCAAAAAATCGGATGGCACGGCGGCTGGGATTACAACAGGGTATCCGAAATTAGACTTGCATCTTGGCGCTGGCATGCAACGTGGCGGTCTTTACATCATTGCAGCACGGACTTCTGTCGGAAAAACAACATTTGCGACGTCAATTTTTGGAAATGTTCTCCAGGAGGGCTATGCCGCCGGTTATTTTACAAACGAAATGCCTGCCGAAGATATTGCAAACAAGCTGATATCTCGCGAGGGGCGCCTAAACAGCCTAAAACTTCTTGGTGGGAACTGGGAGTCTCCCGACGATCAGAGGTCTTACTACATCGGTCTTGAGCTTGTGCAAAATGTCGATGGTTCTGGCTGGATTGATGAACGATCGGGATGGTTTTTAGATCAGCTTGTATCGGTGGTTCATCAAAAGGCTTACGAAAAGATGTGCGATGTTGTTGTTGTGGATTACATCCAGCAAGTTCGCGTTCGTGGGGCTGAAACGAAACATATTCAAGTTAGCCGTGTATCTGAAGAGCTGAAAAAAATGGCTCGAGACCTCAATATCGTCGTCATTGCATTAGCGCAGTTAAGTCGCGAGGCTGAAAAAGCTGACGAAGAAACTGGGCCTGGACTTCATCACCTCAAAGATTCCGGATCGATTGAGCAGGACGCCGACGGGGTCATCATTCTTCACAAGAAAAAACTTGATGACCAGGAGGTCGTGGCCAAAGTCCTCAAAAGTCGTAAGGGAAAAATAGGCGACGTCCGCCTCATGCATTACCTGCCTTTTAATTTGTATGAGGAGTCCTAATCATGTGGAGCGAAAACGAAACGCGCGACATTCACGTGGCAATCGATGCTGCTTATGAACGAGTAAAGCGTTTAAAAATCCCGCCTGAATATGTGGTCAATAGGCTTTCGTATGAATACCCGGAGCTTTGGCGAAAGACTTTGAAAATTGAACAAGAGTTGACGCCTAAGGTTCCTTTTAACAAGGCGATGTCAATGCTGGCTAGCTGGGAGGGGACTTGGAGGCAGATTGAAATGAAAGTTCAAAAAAGAGCGGGGAGGAAAAAAAATGGATCGTCACGTTAACGAAATTTTCAGCGAGCGCCTGGATGACTGGAATAGGTTTTCTAAAAACATGTCTCGAAATTTTTCCGATGCCGATCGTTGCCAAAAAGATTTTGAAACGATTTGTCGCATGCTCACGGTGCGGTGCGGCGACACGAGCCGAGTGCGTGAAGTGATTAATAAAGTGGCAGAGCTTTTGGGGGTGACCCAATGCTAAGCCACCCAAGCCAGGTAGCTACACCGTCAGAAATCGTTTTAAACGGGTCTAAAATCGATTCTGTTGCGAGTAAATTAAAATTACTAGATTGGATATACAAACTGACATCAAACGCAATAAAAGCGATTTTATCGATCCGACCTTGGCACATCCTTATTATGCAATCAAAAAATTTTTTGGCCGCACGCTGGCCCGTTGATGCTGGCCTGATCGAGTTACGCGAGTGTCCTGCCAAAAATGGGCTGTTATGTGGAGCAAGAATTTTCCAAATACTTCGACGCAAAAAATAATTAACGTGCACGCAATTTATTATTGACCGCAAAAAATAATTAACTAACAATGAACGGAGCAAACAACGATGACAGCAGCAGAGATCCAGTTGAACGTGGTGGCGCAAAGCCTTCAGGCGATGAGCGAAGTGATCGCGACTTTGGCAAAGCAAATGCCACAGCGCGCAGAGCCGCAACACATCCAACCTGTGGAGCCTAAAAGGCCGCTTCACCTAACGACGATCGAGGCAGCCGAGATGATGAAATGTCGGCCCAACACGCTCGCCATCTGGCGTCTTCGCGGCATGGGACCAAAGTACATCGCACTTGGTCATGGCAAGAGAAGAAGCATTCGGTACTCAGTAATCGATATTGAAAACTATATGAACGAAAGAACGATCAGGGGGAGATAAAATGTCAGCTCACATCACAATTCTAGGAAACATCGGCAGGGCACCAGAAATCAAGACGACGCAAAGCGGAAAGTCCTACTGCGCCTTTTCTGTGGCCGTCAACGATGGCTACGGCGACAAGAAGGAAACGACTTGGTATTCCGTCAAAATCTTTAATGAAAAAAGTGCAGCCACCGCTGCCAAGATCTTAGCCAAGGGCTCGACTGTTCAGGTGATCGGTCGCCACTCGGCAAGGGCTTACCGTGGAAAAGATGGCTCAGAGAAAACCGAGCAGGCTGTGTTAGCTGATCATTGGACAATTGCTGGCGGGCGCAAGGATGGCGTGTCGTTAGCTGAAAAAGAAACGGACCAAGATTTTCCTTTTTAAGGAGTAAACAGATGGATTTGTTTTCAACTAATGACGCTATTTCTTTAAGGCTTCGCCGGTATATCAACACGTACGGCGTGTCACAGTCGAAGTTTGCCAAGAAAAGCGGCCTTCATCACAACACGATCTCCGCGCTTTACCGAGGAACCTACGACCACAAGATGTCGTTTGAGACCTTGGTCAAGCTTGAAGCGGCAATGGAGACCAAGCCTCGGGCTACTCGGAAAAAAAAGACAAAGATTTCTGATCTAGGGCTGTCTGTCGCTGAATTTTGCCAAGAAAAAAAAATGACTCCAGGCGAGTTTGCTTTGATCGGTGGCATCAGCCCGCACTTGATCGAGGATCTCATCAGCGGAAAAATCTCGGGACGTTTTCGCAGCGATGACATCCCAAACCGGATTAAGAACGTCATGCTAAACCTTGGTGATTTGCCAGTCCGAGCGGCCGAGCTTGAGGTTGTCCCGGTTTACGCGTCGTTTTGGCAAAAAATATGGTTCAAGTATATCTATCCGCTGTTTGCAGGACGCTGACAGTAAATGAATTTTGCAAAGGAAGGCAGTTAAGACGCATGGGAAAGATCAAACCTATTTCCAAAGAAGAAGCCCGAGACATCTCCAGGATGATTGCCTTGGCCTCGGCTTGGAAATCAAAACAAAAAATAAGCAAGAAAAAATCGGCTCGGGTCAAAAAAGCAAAACTAGGTAAATTTAAATACACGCCAGAACAAAGGCTTGATCTAGTTCTTCGCTATAAACGAAGCGGCGTGTCTTTGCGCATGTTTGCTCGCCTCAATAAGATCCCAGCCGAGACGTTGCGATGCTGGGTCATTGGCAAATACAAAGTCAGTCCGGTGCATCATGCTGTTACAAAAAAGAAAACAGCTAAGAAGTAAGGAGTATTTGGAATGGGTGCGAGGGCAACAATCAATCGTGTCGCAATCAAGTCAATACGTCGTGGCTCACCACGTTCGTTGCTTTGGCTGGGGCGGCATGGGGTTAAAGCCCAGCGACTACCGCGTCGTTCCACTGACTCACGAGGAACATCAGGAGCTTCATCAACACGGCGAGTTCGAGTTTTGGGAGTCGCAAGACATCGACCCGCGTACCTACATTGCAGCACAGCTACTCATTTACCTCAGAGATGAGCTTTATTGTTCTCTCACCGAAGAGGAGATGGATGCCGTGGCCGCGATGGAATTTGATGATTTGATTTCAACACTTGAGCAAAAAGTTTTAGAGGTGGGGGTTTATAAGCAATGAGGTTGGCTTTAAAAATCGTGGTTGCGCCAGTCTGGGTTTTGGGCATGGCTTTGATGGCAGTCGGCACTTACATGGTCCTAGCCTCTGAATGGGTTTGCGAGGACCTGAGGACGTTTTGGTCATGAAGGCACACTTTGAGTTTTCCTTGCCTGAAGACCAAGAGGCTTATGAGATCCACAGCCAAGCCTTGGCGATGCATTCTGCCATTTGGGACTTTCAAAACTGGCTGCGCTCTATATGCAAGTACGGAGATCCAAAGTCTTATGACGTGGAGCAGGTGCGAGAAAAGTTTTTTGACATCTTACAAGAAAACGACGTTTCCATTTAACGCTGAGGGTGATCATGGATTTGGTTGAGGCGATTAAAAGCAAAAGGCCTTTTTTTAGAAACGGCCGTGACGTGGAATATTGGTGGCCATCGGCCGAAGATGATCGCGCAATAAGCGGCGTCGATTTTGTCGGTAGGCTTCAAGATTTTTGCTCTCAAAAGATGTTCTCGATTGATGACGTCTTAGCCGACGACTGGTGCTTGGTTGATCAGTGTTCGGATGTGGTTTTAAAAAACGGCAAATTTTACGCAAGGTTTGACCTGTGAGATCTGTGAAGGCCGACACCAATGCAAAGTGGACAAGCTCTCAGGAGTATCGAACCAACTATGAATCGATTTTTAAGGGCAGAGACATGAAACGTGCCATTGATTTTTTTGAAGACGGTTTTAGACGCTTTCAAAGCGACGCAAAGCGCAACCCCAAGTTTGCCTTTTGCCACCCAAGAATGTTGGCTTGTTTGTCGGATGCTTGGATGATCATGCCAGCCTCCGATGGTGCGATAAACATTTACGGCGTCAGGGTAACGGCGCGGGAGGACCACGATGATTCTGGGTTTACTTTTGGATGATTATCGAAGCTCTACTGATCTTGCTCAGCCTGACGTCGGTGCCTCTGATTTGCCTTCAGACGGGGGGCTATCCGATTTGGACGCTGACAAGCTACGTGTGCCTGTACCCGGATCAGACCGCGTCTTCCTCCACTACTACCGAGACATGGATCGAGGACCAAGACAGTCAGCCAATGATCTGTCTCGCCGCAGAACCAAAGGCATCGTCATGTCAAAGCGCTGCCCCGGCTGTAATTGGGTTCCCCACTGGAAGTCGGCGATAGGGCCTCACCCGGTAGCAGAGACCGACATTATTTATTGCTCAAAAAAATGTTTTGAAAATGGACTGGGGCTTCGATGAAATCAAAGATTATCAATTTTCCAAAAAAACCAGTGGGAGCCGTGCGGACGTTTGTCTCGCTTGTCTTAGCTCCGTTTATGACGGTGGCGGCTGCCGTTTATATGATCGGTGGGATTGTGCTGGCTTTGCCTTATGCGACGCTCATGTCGATGAATCATGTGTTGGATCGCTATTTTGAGGGTGGGACCTGATGTGCGCGGTGTGTTTGATTCGGCTGATTTACACGGAAACAGGTTGGTTCTGCTCTCAGTGCGGGGCCATGGGTTGGTTAAAAAAAATGATGAGGAGGGTGCGTCGTGGCAGTTTATTACGTGAAAAAGGACTCTAAGCTTTACCGGTTTGACGGTTGGCCTGACCTTGAAAACTTTACGGGAAAAAGCCGAAAAATATACGGCAATGCAAGCCTGGCTGAGGTTTGCTCTAAGCTATTTCCCAAGTCAAGGATGGCGGCCCAACAGGGAGCTTTTTTGCAAGGATGGCTTGATATTAAGGGCAACCCCGTCCATAGCCTTGAGCGCGGAAATGCGTGGTCTAATGAGGTGGCGCTGTGACAAAAGTCAATCTCGACGAACTGAGGGCCTGGATCTGCTACGCTGAGATGGATGACGCTGCCATGGTGCCGGTTAAGATTATCAAAAGCCTTGTGACGGAGCTTCACGTGGCTCGCCGCGTGGTGGGTTATGCATCGCTTTCAAAAAGACACCTTCGAGATGAAGACTATTGCGACCTGGTGCGCGAGGTTGAAATTTACGAGGAGATGTTCGATGAAACATATCTTTCTTACTGAGGACGAGCCGATAAAGTTTTTCACGCTGCTCACTCCCGATAAGGTGCAAGCGTCTTATGAAGACGTTACGCATGGCATCTATATCGATAGCCCCGGGCACTGCGTGGCGATGGTCGTGATTGACCCAGACGGCGGCAAAAGGATTATGGTTGAGCCTGTCTGACTAGAAATGTTTGGGGAGATAACGATGACCATGCCGTTTGAAAGAAAATATGCCGTCATTAATACCCGTGAATTTTTGCTGGAATTACTTGACCCCAAGAAAACTCCCAGAATTCCGCGAGAGATTAGGCGGCGTGCAGGACAGCTTTTAAAGCACTACCCAACCGAACATTATTTAAATGATGTTTTGAGGTGACTGGTGTCAAGAATTGATCAATTAAAAGAATACCTTCAAACTGATGGCGCAAAGTTCAAAAGCTTTGAATTCATTCAGTTGGCCTCCGATCATTTTAAAAGGCTTGTAGCTATTGCCGATGCCGCTCGGTCTTACGTCAAAGGTGACGTGTCGACGTTTGATCTTAAAAAAGCCCTGGATGCCCTGGAGCTTGATTGAAAATCAAAGACCTACATCGCTGCATTAAAAACTCGTGGTGCGTTGAAAAGCACTGGGACGCCATCGTTGAGGCTTTGTTGGCTGCCGAGGCTTTGTATCTACACCAAAAGGTTTACATCGAGTCGTCTGGGTCTGGGGACGCCGTGTTTTATAGGTTTAGAGAAGCCTTAAAAAGGCTCGACGAAATCGAGTGACGCAATCATTAAATCAAGTTGAAAGGAAAACTAGTCATGGACGACAAGTTTAAAAAGAACTTTATTTACACGACGTTTCAAAAAAAGAGTGCTGCAAAAAATACGGATCATCCTGTTTATAATCACGGTAAAGAAAAGTCGATCAACCTGCTTTTAGAGGCTGGTTTTTCTCACGACGAAATCATGGACTTTCTCGACATCGTCAAAAAATCAAAAACAAAAAGCCGTAGACGCCTTGCCTGGTTTGACAACTAGGCTGTCAAAGCTCACCGAATAATTCAAAGCAGCCTATAGTCAAGGCATCTCATACATCGGGGGGTGTCTATGATGAGGCTTATCACGTTGATTGCGTTTCTCGTGCTGTCGTCGACTCGTTCAGTCGCAGCGGATGATCCAGCGGTTCAAACATTCGAGCAATCCGAAGTCGAGCAATTTCGAGTTTTCATCCGGGACATGGATCAAGACGCCTTGGCGGTAAAGGTCGACGCCTCGCTGGCTAAGATGATTAGTATCGCGTCCCATAAGCTTCGTCAAAAAGGCTACCGCAGCGACGCGAAGGCTCTCGAAGATAAATATCACCGCCACTACGCTGGCCTGCTCCTTGCGATCGTGACCAACCATAAAAATATGCATTTTAAAGAGATCGGCGACTATGCGCCCATGTCTGAATTTCTCACGAAGACCTACGACATGCTTCTAGAAAAGCTTGGGCCTGAAATCATGGCCATCACGCACTTGGAAGATATCAAGGTGATCAACTACGCCATCCCATGCGTTTTTCATTTTGATTCGATCCCGGACTACGCCATCAGCCCGGCTGAGTACAAAAAACATTTCGTACCGCTGTGCGGTGTCGTCGCGTTTTGGGGCGTGTCAATTGCCTGCGACATTGGGACGTGGGGCACGGGCTACTGGATCATTTGCACACCGGCGGGGATGCTGGCCAAGTATGCTGTGGTGGAATACATCGCACCACCGATAAGTCCCAACTGGTATGATTATTTTTATCCGCCTGAGCTGTAAGCCTTGGTTTAAAAAAGAGGCAAAATTTTGGCCGCTGCCCGCTCCTCCGTAAACTGGTGGAAGCGGGAGGTGCCAATGACTAAGACCCTAGACCGGTTGATGTTTATCTCTGATCTGCAAATTCCCTTCGAAGCGCCGAACGCGTTGAAATTCTGCCAAGCCGTCGCTAAAGACTTTAAAATACCACTCAACGCCATCTACAATGTCGGAGACGAAGTCGATCACTACTTCGGAGGCCAGTGGGACAAGGCAATAGACGGACATCATACGGCTCTGTCTGAAATTGAAGACACCAAGCAAAGACTAAAAGCTTGGTACAGAGCTTTCCCAGACATGAAACTAGCGGTCTCTAATCACGGCCTTCGCTGGGCTCGCAAGGCAGCCGCCGCACAAATCCCGTCTCAAATGTTGATTCCGTACCAAAAAATCATCGAAGCTCCAAAGGGCTGGGTTTGGAAAGAGCGCTGGGAGATCCCGACCAAGCATCCCATCTTGATGATCCACGGCATGGGATACAGCGGACAAAACGGGGCTCGCAATGCAGCCGTCGACGCTGGCATGAATACCATCATCGGACATCTTCACTCGCATGCAGCCATCACGTTTATCAAGACGGAAACCAAAAGATTTTACGGCTTTAACGTAGGCTCTTTGATTGACGACAAGTCCTACGCATTTCAATACGGCAAGGAGCATCGTCACAAGCCAGTGTTGGGCGTGGGTGTTGTGGTTGATAATGGGCTCACGCCGATATTTGTTCCCTACGAACGGTTCTAAAAAACGAGGTGACTATGTATCCGAAGATGCGTGAGTATCCCAGGGAAATCCTCGTCATGGATTCCATCTACTCGATTAAGTTTTGTCGTAAAATTCCTGGTATCAAAGAAGACGGCCTAGCCGGGGTGGCGTGCCCCTCAACCAAGACCATCTACATCGTCCTCGGTCAAACGCCTGAAGAGCGCTTTAGCACGTTCTGGCACGAGGTGCTTCACGCCATCGAGTTTGAAACCGACAAAAAAATACCGCACAAGACCATCTATGCCCTCGAAGGAAAACTGTCTTCTGTGGTGGCCCAGTTTATGCTGATGGCCCCGAGACCAAGTTGCACTTGCGACGAATAGAGGACACGGTTAGCCTAATCAGTAAGCAATCTAATGAAGGGTTCTAGGATGGAACTAATTTCAGAGGACGCTCGGAGTCTTTACCGCATCATCAAGATGCTGAAAGAAGCGCTGATCGCCCCCCACATGACTGGCGTCACCAGACAACGCGAAGACAAACGCCGTCAAGCCGCCGCAAGGCATCTAGCAGAAATCAGAAACCTCCTTGAATCCGTCCTCGACATGATGGAACGAGAAAACATCGATGCGTTTACGGTCGACTACACGTCGCCGCGGATTCCCACCATCAAGCCTCGCATCAGACGGCGCGGAAAGAACGCGATGATCGATGATTTTCCTGATGATTAAAGGTAGTTAAGCGCGTGTCAAAAAATGTGAAAAAAGATGATCTTTACGAAGAGTATAAGCTTGATCAGGTGGACCGGCAGCTTTTAAATATTCTCGTCGAGTTTCCAGCCATCACCAACGAGGAGTTGGCCAAGCACATCGGCCTTTGTGCGGCACAGGTGCGTCGGCGTCGCCTGAGGCCAGCCTTCAATAAAGCCTATGACCGCGCGATTGAGCCGGTGGAGGATATCTTAAAAAGGGCTTTACCGATCGCAGCACGCAAGATGCTGGAGCTGACCAAGTGCGACGACAAGAAAATTGCTTTTGAAGCAGCCAAGTGTCTCCTCGGTCCAATCCTCAACCGCGTGACGGTGGATCATAACGTGCAAAAGGTGAAGGTCTATAAGTCCGAGGTGCGGTCTGACGGCACGCTCGTGCGTCACCTGGTGGAAGAGCTTTTAGAGGCCAAAGAAAAAGAGCAGGAAAAAATCATCGACGTGGACGCGGAGACATGACGAGCAGGCAGTTTGACATCGTCAAGATGATCCCCCCGGCCCCTCACAGCCTCGAGCAGACGATCATCATGAATGCTTTAAAAGGCGACGGCGTGCGCAATATCTTTGTTGCGATGGGCACGAAGTTTGGCAAAACCATTGCCTCGGCTGCGGCGATTGCAGGGCCTTGCATTGAGCGCCCCGGCACCGTGTGGCGGTGGGTGGCACCGATCTATCAGCAAGCCAAGATCGGCCTTGAGTACTGTCAAAAGATCATGCCTCCGGAGCCTGACGTGAGGGCTAACATGTCGCTCATGCATCTTTATGCCCCAGACATCGACTCGAGGATTGAGTTTTGGCACGGCCAACACCCGATGAGTCTTGAGGGCGCAGGGGTCCACGGCTACATCATCGACGAGGCGGCCAAGTGTCAAGAGCAGGTCTACATTTCAGCCAAGACGACGGTGACCATGACCAAGGGGCCGATCATGTGCATCTCGACTCCTCTCGGGAAAAACTGGTTTTATCAGCGCGGCATGGAGGCCAAAGCTCACATGCAGTGGGCCATTAAAAACGGCAAACCCTTGGAGCAAATTTACTTGGAGGCTCCGACCTCGGCTAACCCTTACATCAGCCCCGAGATCATTGCTCGTGCTAAAAAAGAATTACCAGACCGTCTTTTTCGCCAGTATTACCTGGCCGAGTTTTTAGACGAGGGGACTGTGTTTGCAGGGGTCAACGAATCCATCTACGGTCCAAGCCTCGACTTTGACGGCGACGCGGCGCAGTGGATCACCGACGACGCCAAAGATCGCACCGTCGTCATCGGGGTCGACTGGGCCAAGAGTGTCGACTACACCGTTTTTGTTGCAATTGATCTTGCATCAAGTGAAGTCGTAGGGTTTTATAGATTTCATAAGGTCCCATACACGGAAGGCGTCAGGCGTCTCATTTGGTTTGCCACCAGGTTTCAAAGCGTGGTGACGATACGCCACGACAAGACGGGGGTGGGGTCTGCCATCGATGATCTCATGGCGCACACGGATCTACCGCACGAAGGGGTAACGTGGACCAGTGCCACGAAAAATGAGATGGTGGCTCGGCTGATGACGTCTCTCGAGCAGGGGCAGATCAAACTGCCGCGCTGGGGTCAATTGATCTCAGAGCTGGACCAGTATGAGGTGACGGTCACATCGACCGGGGCCATGAGCTACGGGGCTCCGGCGGGTAAGCATGATGACTGCGTGTCATCTCTTATGATGGCGAATGCGGCTTTGGTAGAATACGGTGACAGGGAACTAGAAGTTCGCTACGTTAATGAGATCGGTCGAGCAATCGATCAGCAGCCCAGGGACGGGCTGGCAGCATACTACGAGAGTCTGGTCGAGGATGACGAGGCTTAGGGTGCTAAAACGCTAGGACGGCGCAATGGATGATCTAACGACAAAAGCTGAGCGCGATGTCGCTCAAGAGTTTGATTCCTACTATTCGACGCCCGAGGCTTCGACGAAAGACTACAACATCGTGCGCGATGGGTTTGGCGCCGATGAGCTGGGCAGCGGCTCCATGTTCTCACAGGAGACGAAGGCCTACATTGAAAGCGCAACCCTCAAGGGTTTGATGTTTTCAGAAGACTGGGTTTTTATCACAGTCGACCGCATCGCCTCAAAAATTGCCGGTGTGCCGTGCGTGGTCTACAAAAAAGAAACGCTCCCGGATGGCCGCACCAAGTGCCACCGCGTCGACGATCACCCGCTCAATAAACTCCTGGAACAGCCTAACGAGCAACAGTCGGGCAGTGAATTTATTTATAACGTCGCCACCGATATTTCGATTGGCGGTAATGCCGTTATTTACGACGTCAAAAGTCAGCTCCTGCAAATTCCGTTTGAACGCGTGCGGTTAAACTTCGCCCATAACGGCGGCCCTGTGGTTCTTGATAACTACATGGTGACTACGATGTTTAATGATGACGGGATGCCACTTTTTGATAAGTCGAGCCTCTACATCAAACCCGAGGATATCTGCCACGTCCGTCGTCCCAATCCGTCGAGCATGTGGTGGGGCCTCAGTCCTTTTGTGCCAGGTCGCAGATCGGTTCTCTTTAACCGCTACTCGCAAGAATATTTGCTGAATTATTACATCAAGGGCGCACACCCTGGCATGGCTCTCGAGCTTTCAGGTGAGGCCAACGAAAAAAACGCACTGAGGCTTTTACGATCCTTTGAGCAAGCCTACACAGGCCGTCGCAATCAACGCCGACCGATGGTTTTGCCTAAAGGTGTCACGGCTAAGCCCGTGGGCGATAGCCTTGGGGATCAACAGCTCAAAGATTACATCTTGTCAAACCGCGAGGTGATCTTGGCGCTGCTCGACATTCCAAAACAAGTGGTGTCTTTGCAAGAAGCCGGTGGCCTCGGCAGCAAAGAATTCGACGCGGCCGTGCGCCAATTTTGGCAAGGTACGCTCAAAACCACGATGAAGCTCATAGCCGGAGCACTCAATAAAAAACTAGGTGACCGCCTGGGAGAGGGCTACTACATCGATTTTGATCTGTCGGAGGTGGAAGCCCTGCGCCCCGATGAGGTGGCCTTGGCTGATCTGGTGACAAAGAAAATGTCTTACATGACCCTCAACGAAGTCAGAGCTGAGCTTGAGTTGCCGCCTCTCGATGGTGGTGATAAGGCCCCAGGCCTTGCAGCCCCAGTACCGATGATGATGGCGCCGGGAGGCGTAGACGATGCACAAGACAGCCCACAGGCTGAAACGCAAGACGGCAGCGACGAGGCTTCTCGCGCGGATCAGGCGGCGGAGGAAACTCCTCCAAGTGATGCAAATGATGAGGGCCCTGATGCAAAGACTTTGGAGCTGCGCCAGACCAAGCAAAAAAACAGGTCGATGATCGGCTCTATTTTTAAGGCCGGAGAAACGAACGGTTGGCCCAAGCGTCGCCGCGATCTCTTAGAAGAATCGTCACAACGGGGCGAGAAAAAACTACTGCCCGTCATGGCGGATATGTTTGCAGGCCAAGCCGAGGCCGTGGCCAAAGCCGTGCGGTCTAACCTGAAGTCCATTCTTGTGATGTCGACCAAGGCCGATGACGCCGAGAAAAAGAAACTTAAAAAAGCGATCAGGCAGGCCCTGGACTCGATGCGTGAAGACTACATGGACGGCTATGTTGATAGCCTTAAAGCGTCCGTGGAGCTTGGCTACGACGCCGAGTGGGAGCTGCGCTTTGCCTTTGATTACCCGAACGAGCAGGCGATTGAAGCGCTGCGCCTGCGCAACGACAATAAACGTCGTGCGATGCTCGAAACAAGAAGCCTCTCGACATTTAAAAACCTCAACGCTACGACAACGGACCGCATCATGACGGCCGTAGATGACGGGCTGGCTCGCGGCGATAGCGCAACATTGATTGCTTCCAACATCATGGACACGGTGCTTGCCGGCGATAACCTCGAGGGTCGCATCAACACCATCGTACGCACAGAGACACTCACCGCTGCAAGCCTTGGGCAGGCGGCTTGTACGCAAGACGTGGCGCGTTATGTGCCCAACCTCAAAAAGGTTTGGATCACAGCCAACGATGACCGCGTGCGAGACACCCACGCCGACGTCGAAGGCGAGATGGTGGACTGGGATAATACTTTTACCAATGGACTCCAGTTTCCGCGTGACCCAGCCGGAGATCCTGCCGAGACGATTAACTGCCGCTGCGATGCGGTGAACGTACCCGCCGACCAGGTCGACGACATCGACTGGGGCGACATCACACCACAAGACCCAGAGGGAGATCGATAAGATGAAGAAGTTTATTCCGTTCACAGTCAAGGCCGCCTCTGACGGCTACATGTATATCGAGGGCGTCGCCAACAAGGCCGTAGTCGACCGTGGCAATGATATGATTGACCCGAAGGCGTGGGATCTTAAAAACTACGTGAAAAACCCCGTGCTTCTTTACAATCACGACAGGGATAAGATCATCGGCCGTGCGGTGGACATCAAGCCCCAAGAAGACGGTCTGCACGTCAGAGCTCGCATCTCAAAGTCCCGGGACTCCATGGTCTCTTACGTGCGTGACATGATCGAAGAGGGCATGATCAATGCTTTCTCCGTAGGCTTTTCTGCCAAAGACTCTGAGAAAACTAAAGACGGCGTCAACACCATCAAAGCTGCCGAGCTTTACGAGGTGTCGGTCGTCTCGATTCCCATGAATCAAGAGAGCCTTTTTTCTGTGACGATGAAAGACTTGGCATCCGCAGGTGGCCTTAAAAATATTCGCCGCAAGTTTTTAGAAGCCAAAGCGGCCGGTGAAGACGTGCTGCAACTGCAAGACATGCTAGACGCCATGGAAAACCTCGGCGCTGTGCGTGAGGAGTGCATCTTGGCTCTGTGTGAGGCGTGCGGTCTGACGAGAGACGAGCTGCGAGACATCTTAGCTGGTGACGCCGACGGCGTGCCCGAGGCGGTAACCACCGAGGCCCAGCGCATGCTAGAAGACTTAAGAGCCAACGACGGAAACGACGAGTCCCCTGAGGCCAAGGCCAAGCCCACGGATGATGGTCCTGACGCGGAGTCAGATGGTGACGTCGATGATGAAGACAAAAAGCCTACGAAACCAAAAAAATCTAAAAAGCCAGCGGACAAAGTCGACGCAGAGGACGAGGAAAAACTGGCGTCAAGCGTTGCCACCAAAGCCCCTGAGATGACCGTGCAGACCGACATCCAGGCGATCATGACGCAAAACAATGTGCTAATGGCGGCCTTGATTGGTGAGGTGCAAAAGCTTAACGCCTTGATGACGCAGTACCTGGCGGCTGAGGCGGTGGAGGCTGAGCAGGAAGACGAAGAGGAAGGGGCTGAGGAACCGGCCGACGGTCAAGGCGAGCCTTCCGACAAACCAGCCGAGACCCCAGAGGATGCGGGTGGCAAAACTTCAAGCGAAGAGGATGCCGCGACTAAACTGTTAGAGTTAAAGCTGGCCGAGATCAAGGCGACGCTTGAGAAAGTAAAAAAAACCGCGATGGTCTAATCAAAGCGGTCAACATCTTGGAGCATGACGCTCTAGGTCTTTATTAACGACTTCATTTTTATCCAGGAGGAAACATGGAAGTCACGAAGCAAGTAGATGAGTTGCTCCAAGAGACTAAAGCTCTTGCTGAGCGCGTGGGCACAGCCGAAGCTCGCGTCAAAGAATTGGAAGCTGAGAAGGCTAAAACCCTTGCAGCTCCTGTCGTCGGCGGACGTTCAGACAGCGTCGAAAGCCGCGCGATGGCAGCCTTTGGTTGCAGCCAAGCCAAGCAGCTTTTGTCTGTCAACACGGCCGACACGAAGTACACCCATGTTCCAGAGGAACTAAAGTGTGCCGTTCGTAACTTAAAAGAAGCTGTCGACATCGCACGTTTCTCGGCTCAAATCATGAGCGGTAACGTCGACGGTCGCGCTAAAGGTGGCGACGAAGGTGAGAGCCTGGTAGCCGTCAAAAATATCTTTGATACACACTACGGCAAAGAAGTTTTGATCCCGATGACTAAGTCTTTTGGCTCTAGCTCTGGCGCAGGCCTTGAGTGGATTCCGACTGCCATCAGCCAAAACTACATCGCAGAGTATGAGCTTGAGCGCGTGGTTGAAGGAAACTTCCGCACGGTCGCCATGCCGACTAACCCATTCATCTTGCCAGTTCAAAAGGCTGTAACAAAAGCACGCGTCGTCGCTGAAAGCACAGCACAGTCTGACGTTAACTTTCAAACCGCACAGCTAAGCATGACGGCTAAGAAGTTTTCTGAGTACTACGTACTTCCAGAAGAATTGACTGAAGACAGCGTGGTAGATCTATTGGCTATGGCGCGCGGCGAAGTGATCGCAGCCCAAGCTCGTGCGGTCGAAGCTGCCATCATCAACGGCGCTACAGGGACTCATATCGATAGCGATACGGCAGCCTTGAGTGCAAGCGTTGCAGAAAAAGCATGGGACGGCCTTCGTAAGCTTGCCATCGCTAACTCTGCCAATGGCGGCACGTTTGACTGCTCGACCATCAACAGCGGCGTGTTGTCTGTGGCTCACTTGCGCAAGCTCAGAGCTCAGATGGCTAAATTTGGCGTCAACCCAAGCGAGTTGATGTTGGTTGTGTCTCCAAGCGGCTATAGCCAGCTCTTGGCAACCGGCGAAGTCTTGACGATGGAAAAATATGGCCCGATGGCTACGATCAACACTGGCGCTCTGGGAACGATCCTCGGCATGAAGATTGTCGTATCGCAGTACATGCGCGATGACCTCAACGCCAGCGGCGTGTATGACGGCGTAACGTCTTCCTACACAGGCCTGCTATGCGTCAACAAGTCACGCTTCTACGTTGGTCAACGTCGCCCGATCGTCGTGAAGGCGCAGGCTGATTTGCCGATGCAAGACCGTTTCTTGCTCGCGAGCTACCAACGCAAAACTTTTGTCGGATTGCCTCAATCGGCTGCCGAAAAAAGCGTTGTGTACGGTATCAAAGCTGCTCTTTAATTTCTGGTTTCATAGTCTGACGAGAGGGGCGGGGAAACTTAACCCCGCCTCTTTTGACTGGGAGTCTTGACGTGGCAACAAAACTCGCACTCTATCAAACGCATACGATCATGCCTTTGGCGACTCGAGATGTTGGCGTTCACATAGAAAACGTCTACGCCGAGTGCGACACGATCGTCATGACCGTCTTCGTTGCAGCGATTGACCCAGGGGCCTCGATAAAAATTGACATCACGGAATCGATTGTAGGTGCAGAAGAGGGGGAGGCTTACAGCCTTGGCGGCACGGAAGACATCACGGCGGTAGGATCAAAACGCTATTCCGTCAGAGGTTTTTTGTGCCAGCCCGTGTTTAAAATCACCGTCAGCGGTGGAACGGTTCGCTACGGAGTTGTCATCTCCGGCAAGCAAAATATACCCGGCACGCCAAACAACTCGGTCGATTTCTCTAAAATATTTACCGACGTAAACGGCTTGACGGTTCTGGTAGACGACAATGGCAACGTCATATCTAGCTAAGGAAGGATCATGGCCAAGCACATTTATAGGGGCGTTGGAGCTCCGAACTTTATCCCTGAAGACGTCGGCCACCATTACACTGACGTCCTCACCAAGGACTCCTATCTTAGCGTTGGAAGTGAAACCGTCGACGACTGGGTGATTGCCGCAGGTTTTTCTGTATCTAACGGCATCGTCGTTAACGACATGGCTGGAAACGCTACGACGTTGGCGCCCAGTGTTTCAGCAATCAAGTCATATATTTCAGACATCACGGCGCAGCAATATGTCGTCGAATATTTTACGCTCGACTCGGTACAAGTCGACAACGCCGCAGTTGTTTTAGCCCATCTGCCAACAAGCGAGATCGACGTAACCTTTGACGTCATTGGGTTAGGGGCCCTTGTCTTGGGAGACGACTACGTGGTGAGTGGCGGTGTCATTTCTTGGGGTGGAAAAGAACTGCATGGTATTTTTTCACCCGGTGACAAAATCAGAATCACCTATACACGAACAGCACTGAACTAGGGGGACTACCGATGGCATTGATTAAAGGTAAGTTTATCGACTCCAACTCGCCGCTCGACGGCACAAAACTCAAACTCCTCAACCTCCAACCACTCAAAGGCAAAAAATCTGACGGCTCCGACAAAGAGATCGTCAAGGTCAATGCCCAAGACAAAGTTGAATTTCCAGAGCTACCAGTTGTATCGTCTGACCCAACAGCCGACAACGAACTAGCCCGTAAAGGCTACGTTGACGCACAAGTTGAAGCCGCTGGTCAAAGTGCATCCGCTGACTTGGGCGCTGAGCAAAGCGCTCGTCAATCTGCTGACATGGGCTTAAGTGGACGACTTGACGTCCTCGAAGCTGACCCAACGACCAAGGCTTATGTTGACTCTGAAGTGGCAGGATCAAAATCCTACACCGACGGCAAAATCGGTGACTTGATCGGTGGCGCACCGGCGATGCTTGATACGCTTAAAGAGATCTCTGATGCAATTAGTGCTGGCTCTGATGTGGCAACAGGACTTGCTAACAGCATCTCTCAAGAAGTATCGGATCGTCAGGCAGCAGACCTTGTGCTTGATGGAAAGATTACTGCTGAGCAAACTCGCGCAACCAGCGAAGAAGGCCGCATCGAAGGCAAGTTAAATCAAGAGATTGCAGATCGAACAATAGCAGTCTCAAACGCTATACAAGGGGCTCAAAGCCGGCTTATCCGCGAAATTCAAAACAGGGCTGTATCTGAACAAGTAATTATAGACTCCGTAACGGCTGAAGTTAGCCGGGCTCAGGGCGAAGAAGGCCGCATCGAAAGCGAGCTTTATCAAGAGATCTCAGACCGTCAAGGTGCCGTCAGCGGTGAAGCAGCTGCTCGTTCAGCTGCCGACATGGCTCTATCGGGACGTCTGGACGTTCTCGAGTCTGACCCTACCACAAAGTCTTATGTTGATGGCAAAGTAGCCCAAGAAGTTTTGGACCGTCAAGGTGCGGTATCGGCTGAAGAGTCTGCACGTCAGACGGCTGACTCTGCTCTATCGGGACGTTTGGATGTGCTCGAAGCAGATCCGACCACAAAGACATACGTAGACTCGGGAGTTGCAAGTGCTAAGTCTTACGCAGACGGTAAGATCAGCGACCTAATTGGTGGCGCTCCTGCCATGCTTGATACCCTGAAAGAAATTGCCGACGCCATCGAAAACGGTGGAAGCGTTGCAACAGGGCTGGCCAACCAAATTTCAATGGTTGACGGACAACTTTCGCAAGAAATTTCTGATCGTCAAGCCGCTGACTCTGCTGAAGCACAAGCACGCGCTGCTGCTGATAGCGTTCTATCTGGTCGTCTGAATGTTTTGGAAGCTGACCCAACGACTAAAACTTACGTCGACGGTCAAGTCGCTGCTGAAGCAACGGCTCGTGATGCCGCCATTTCAGTCGCAGTCATGGCAGAGCAATTTGCAAGAGAGCTTTTTGATGCATCGTTTGATCAAAGACTAAATCAGGAAGTTTCTGATAGACAATCTGCGGTTGATTCATTAGCGGTTACAATCGGCCAAGAAATCACC